GCTGACCTCGACAGGGATCATGGCCTGCGCCGGTCGAATCGCCTTCACGGGGTACCTGGAGTCGTCATCGCCGCCCTCACGGTACAGATCGATGAGCCCTTTTCCGAGTCGAGCAACACCACCCGCGGCCAGGGCGCCCAAGGCAACGTGCGGGATGTACCCAGCGTCGCCGGTCCAGTCCATGTTGGGCAGCACCATGCTCTATCCTCTTGGTTCGTCAGGCACTTTATACTTGATGTCGGCCCAACGCAACAAGGCCAGAAAACGGCACTTCGCGCTGTCGTATTCGGTCCGGTGCTCCGACATAATGGCCTGTCCGTCGCATACCGACTGCCAGATCCGCTCGTAAGCCTCGCGTTGGGTATCGTCGCAGAGATCAAACACGCCAACTCGGGCGATCCAGTGCTCCTGGACCTTCCCGGAGTCCGGGGTGTCTTTGTCGATGAGGGGGAGCTCCTGGAGCCCCTTGGGGATCTCAACAGGGGCTGGCGGCCGGTACCGCGACGTCGGGATCCCCTTGGGCAACCGGAGCGCGGGGTGTACGTCGACCATGCCGAACGCTACTACTTCACACGCCTTTTCGCAAGGATGTCTTTCAGCGCGGCATTCCGGCGATCCGCTTTGAGCTGCTCAAGCCTGTCTTCCAGGATGGCGCGCTCCACGTTGATCTTGGAGACCTCTTCATCGGTCTCATCCAGGGAGTCCGCGACACCGAGCCCGGTACCGACGACTTCGCCACCACTCGTGATCGCCTTACCGATGCTGCGAGGTACCGACAACATGTTGGCGGCGTCCAGCGTGACGATCGGAAGCGGGATCACGGCGGCGCCCTTCTCGAAGTACCCGGCGTCCTGGAGCCCGCGGACGAACCCGAGCCGGAAGGCATCCACGCGAGCCGCGGCGACCTTGGGTTCGAGCTCGTCGAGCCTGTCGAGCTGCTTGGCGAGTGAGGCCTCGGCTTCCGCGGCGCTCTTGATGTACCCTGTGTTCATAGCAGCTCCGAGTCCGAGTCCGATGGTTTCCAGCTTGTCTGAGAAGCGATCACTGAGCCCAAGTGCTGAACTGGCTCCGCGAGCTACGCCAGCCCCGAGGGCGGCACCGATGGCGCCGTGCAAGATGTCCCCGAACGTGAGCTGCTTGGGCTGCTGAGCCGGGGTATTGAGATGCCGACGGAACTCCGTCATGGCCTCCGTCGTGTCCAGCAGCCCACCCGGACCCCGGGCGATGTCGTCCTGGGCCTGCATGGCGTTGTAGTAGTTCAGGGCGTCCGAATACGTCATGGGCTATCAGCCAGGAATCCGCGTAGCCGGACCACCGGCCCGCGGGGTCTGCGTTGCACCCGTACCAGCCGTCGCAGCCGGTGCTGAGGCCACCGGCTTCGGCGCGGCAGGGGCCTTCGGACGCTGAGCAGCCTCGGCTGCGTCGAGGCTCCCTAATACGGCCTGCTCGCCCTGCTTGAGCTTCGCGATGATCTTGTCTGTGAACCCGAGGCCAGCGGCGAGCCTGACATCCTGGATGCCCTGGATGATCGAGGCCTTGTTGGCCTCGAGCCGCTTCAGAACCTCGGGATTGCCGCCTGCACCAGCGACCAGCTCGTCGTAGGCCGCGGCTGGATTGTAGAACGGGGCCTTGGTGCCGTCGTCCTTCTGCTGGAACAGCGCGGTCCGGATCCCGGCTTGGATGTCCTCAAGCTCGGCGCGCCGTGCCGAACCCGGTTCGGCCTGCTCGGGGTCCTCGGTGATGTTCCCGTACCGCTTGTACAGGTTGTAGCCACCAGCACCGATCGCCAGGGCTCCGAGAACCTTGCCGATGATGTCGCCCTTCTCACCGCCAACAGTTCCACCGAACGCGAACGCCAGGATGCCGGCTGGGATCAGGAAGTTCTGCCAGTTACTGGTCACCCAGTCGCCGAACCCGGACCCCGCTGGATTCTTCACCACGGCATCCGCGATTGCAGCGGTCTCCTGGGTGATCGCCCCGCGATCAGCATCAAACTTCGCTTTGTGCTGCTTGAGCGCCTCTTCGAACTGCTTGGGGTCATTGGCGGCCTCGACTGCAGCCGCAACCGTGTTCGGAGCTTTCCCTTCATCAGGCAACGCCGGCGGCTGGGTAGAAGCTGGAGCTGGGACCGGCGGTGTGGCCGGTGCCGCGGCTTCCGCCGGCGCCGGCTTCCCGCCGCGCATCGGAGCCTGAGCCGACGCTGCCTGCGCCGCTGCGGTCTGTGCGGCAATCGCGTCGCTGGGGGTCGTGGCAGCTGGTCCAGGTGCCGTGACCGGCTTAGCTGGAGCCGGAGGAACCGGGGCTGGGTCGCTGACCGGAGCCAGGGGAACCGCAGGAGCCGCTGGCGGGGCAGCCGCCGCTGGAACTGCCGGCTTCGGCACCGGAACCGGAGTCACGGGGCTCTTAGCCGGAACAGCGGGCTTCGGGGGCTGGACCAGATCGAGCGCCTTCTGGAACGGTGCGAAGAAGCCTTCACCCTCTGCCGCCACCTTCTTGGCAACTCGATCTGCGACGACTCGAGCGAGGGCCAGCTTGACCTGATTTTGCAACAGCGTTGACATGTCTGAGGTCCTAGATCGGGGCCGGGGTCTTCGGGAGGTACTTCGTGACGTCGAGCCGCGCCGGTTTCGACGCCGTGGTAGGATTATCGGTACCCGTAGGGGCTGAATCAACACTGGCGCCTGGAACGGCCGCAACAGCTGGCTGCGGCAACTCGGGAAGCTGGGGCTGCTGGGCTGGCCCGGGGTGCTTCGCGGCAAACGCCTGATCCTGACGAACGGAGCGAGCCTGCTGGGAATCCAGTGCAGCCATGAACGCGGCCTGCTCGGACTCCTGCGCTCTCAATTTCTGCTGCGTCAGAGCTTTATCACGAGCGAGCTGTTCGGCCTGCTGCTGGGACCTCGCCGCCAGGTCAGCCTCGGACTGCTGGGCGCGCTGCTGGGACTGAACCGCGGACTGCTGGGTCTCCGCTCGGGCCTGCTGGGTTGCCGCACTGATCTCCTGGGTCTCCGCGGCGTTCTGGGCGACCTGCCTGGTCTGCTGAACCTTGGCTTCCTGAGCCGCGATCCGATCTTCGACGGGATCCCGCCAGCTCACATTGAACTCGGCGAGACGATCGGGGACCTGGGCCTGGAGCCCGTGATGCAGAGCAGCCCAGGTCGGCTTGTCGGGGATGCTGTCCCCGTAGAAGAATGTGTTGTGGAACACCTCTGGGCCGACTTCACGCAGGATCTGAACGGCGCGCGCCTTGTTCTCCGGCGGCAACGCTTCGCCTACTGGCGACTCCAGGAAGGCACGTTCGTACTCACTGACCTGACGCTGCCGCGGAATCAGCCCACGTGCCGTGCCGGTCCGGTTCAATGCCATCTCACTGGCGAGCTCGTGGTACCTGGTCTGGCTCAGACCTGGCATCATCTTTTCGACGTCAGCCAGGGCGACTTCGTACTGCTTCCCGAGATCCTGGTTGAACCGGGCCTCATCGAGAGCTTCCCTGTAGATCCTGGCGTACTCAGGGTCTCCGAATCCGCGGGACCCCATCCATTCACCAAGCCTGGCCTTGGCGTGCTCCGTGCTCCAGAACAGGGACTCCGGAATCGCGGCAAGATCTCGGCCAACCTGGCGTCCCCACGAGGTCTCCGCATCGGAGGCCGCGAGGTCGCGGAGACCTTGCTCGTGCTGATACTTGCCTTGCTCTGTACCAGACAGGATGGCTTCGCGAGCCGCGAGCCCGGCGCTTACCACGGCTCCACCTGTAGCCAGCCGGGCTCCAACACCGCCGAGCCGACCGAGCGCAGCTAACCGCTCCGCTCGAGATGCTGCGGCAGCAGGAAGCTTACCAATCCGGGAGAGCTGCTCGAGCGCCTTACCGACGCGCGCCGCACCCGGGACGTCCTGGGCAAGATGTCCGATCGCCTGAGCCCCGAACCTCGCCACGGCACCCGCCTTCGCAGCCAACTTGTTACCGGCCCAGGTCGCGACCCGCTGTCCAGCGGTGGCCCGCCCGAGCTGGGTACGCGCCGCCGTCACGAAGCTCTTCAACATGGGAGACGTGTTTCGCGAGACCCGCATGTTCGAGGCGACATCGTACATCGCGCCACGCACCATGTGGGCACCGACGATATCGAACATCGCCTGGACCCCGGCGGCTCCAGCCTTCTGGGCATCTGGCGCGTTGGCCTGATAAGCAGCTTGGAGCTGCCTGGATCCTTCTGGTGTGATCGTTGGGATCAGAGCGGTTCCATGTGTCGCGCTCAATTTCTGGACGACCTCAGGCGTCAACTCGGTACCAGCTGGGATCCCGTCGATCTCGGACAACAGGACACGACCGGCCAGCTTGGGATCCTGCAGCCCAAGCATCGCGGTATCAGACTCCAGCGCCTTCAAAGCCTGCGCATTGGCCAGATTCGGAGTCAGCGTGAACTCCATCAGAAACGAGATCGCTGGCATCGCGGTTGGCGACATCGCCAACGTCGGCAGAGCCCCGAGTTTAGACGCGGTCTCTGCGATACCGTTCCAGGCGCTCTCCTTTGATGCCTCGATCTTACGCTGTGGGACCTGCTTGGAGGCCTCGACGACGCCCTGCTCAGCGAGAGCTTCCCGCTTCTTAGCGGAGTCCAACGCGGTCCGATCGATGGCTTCGCCACGACGTTGCGCGTTCTCCAGCCTGGCCACGCTTTCACGCGCCTCGATGACATCCATCGTGCTATTCGCCAACGGAATGAATGGCCGGAGCTCGGGGTGCTCGAACTCGGCGTGCCCGGGATGCACGGCATCACCCCGAACCTTAGCCCACGTCGCAGCCGCTATATCGGGGCCATAGTTGGCGATGAAACTGACAACCTTGCCTGGAACGACGAGGTCAACCGCGTTACCGGCCTGGTTGAAAGCTTCCAGGACCGTGGACTCCTGAGCCATCCTGGTTTGATACGCGTTGCGGTTGATCCCGTAATCCTTGGTTCCCGCCTGCACGGCCTGCTCGGGTTCCGCGAACCGCTGCATGCGCTGCTGTCGACCTTCACCATGTTCGATACCGGCCTGGCTCTGCTGGTAACCCGCGATCATCGTGGCGAGATCTTCGAACAACGGGGTCCGCGTGATCCTGCCGAAGTTCTTGAACACCGAGGCAGTCTGCCAGGGGTCCTGCGCGGTGTTCAGTACCCACGCCGAACGTGTCGTTCCGTTCTTCGTGAAATAATCCTGATCGTTGCTCTCGAAGACCTGCCCGATGCGATCCAACAGGGCACGGACCTCGGGACCCTCGTAGGCACCGGGCTTCTTGGGGTCCGGCGATGGCGCCTGCTGTGCCTGCTTAACGGCCTTCGCACAGGCGTCCTTGAGGAGCTTGTTCAGATCGAGCTTCGCCGACCTGGGACCCTGCAGATTCAGGGTGTTGATCTGATCAACGGCGTCACGCTCCCTGACACCGCGCAACGTAGCGCGTCGTGGTCGCTCGACCTGACGGACTGGCTTCGTGGTCACGGAGCCCTCTCGACGTTTACTCGTCGCGGTTCTTGCTCAGAAGCTTCTTGAGCAGCATGACGGCTCCGGCGACACCAGCGGCACCAGCGACGCCGATGCCAGCGGCCTGCCACGGGTTCTCCTTGGCGTAGCTCCAGGCCTGATCCAGCATGCCGGGCTCTTCAAGTGCGGCACCCGGGACGACTGGAGTCTTGACAGGCGGCTTCACCGGCGGCTTCGGCTTCGCCGGCGGATCCGCTGCCGGCGTGACGGGCGGTTCAACCGGGGTACCTTCTGAGCCAGCTCGACCAGCTGCGTACCCGGCACCAGCGATTCCAGCCGCTCCAGCCACGGGGAGCCCAAGCAGGATTGCGAGACTGGCGGCATCACGACCGCGGTCGCCAAGGCTTGGCCTGTACGGGCGCACCGGGCCACCGTGTCCGAGGTCCGGCATCTTCATGGAACCCAGGACCGGCTTGGTCGAACCTTCCGGTTCCGGCATGTACGATCCCGGCTTCAGCGGGTGCGCAGGCACCGTCAGCTGTGCGGGATCCGCGCTCCACCGGAACTTGGCGGCGGTCTTGGTCTGCAGAACACTGGCCAGCTTGCGGCACAACGGGGACGTAGGCATCGGCGGGATCCTTTAGTGCGGTGCCACAACCTTATGCAGCTTCCAACGCTATGGAAAGGGTGACCTTCACTAAGCCGCGGGCATGCCGCCACTCAACAGCATCTGGCCACCCTGGCTCTTGGCCTGGCTGCGGAGGTCGTCGAGGTTCTGCATGACGAGGGCGTGGAGGTCCTTGTTGCCCTCGCGCAGCGCCTTGAGCTCGCCCTTTCGGCTGTAGTCGTCCATGGTGACGAGCTGCTGCGCGATCCCCTGGGCCTGCTCGGACATCTCGCCAAGTGATGACGGCGTCTGGCTCTGGACCCCAGGCATGCCGCCTGTGGGCATGCCACCCATGGGGGCGCCCGCTGGACCAGCCGCCCCAGCGGCAGCCTGGGCCTGCTGGGCCTGCAGGGTCGCCGGGCTGGGCTGTGCCGTCATGCTGCGCAGGGCACCCATCTCTTCGCGCTGGGCGTCCTTCTCGGCCTGGGCGTCCTGCTGACGCGACACGAACTCCTGGTGCCGGATGACCTTCTTGACCTCGTCGTGGGCATCGATCCCGAACGGCTGCAGCGCGGTCTGTGGGGAGAGCTGGTTCGCCGACATGAGCTGGAGCAGGACTGCCTTGCGCTCCATGTCGTCCGCGATGGTGGTCTTCTGCATCCTGACCTTGGTCGGCTCCATGCCGTAGACCTTGCTCAGGATATCGACGAGCCAGTCCAGGACACGGTTGTACGCCGTCGGGACGACCTGCCAGTACGACTCGAAGAGCCGCAGTGCCATCGGGGCGGCCTGCGTGCTCAGATTCATCTGGTGGTATTCCAACGGGACACCCAGCTGGTTCAGGTACTCCTGCTGACGGAACTTCAGCTTCTCGGGCGGCATCAGAGTGCCACCTTCGCCGCCGAGGAACTGGTACTGAATCGGATATGGCGCCGTGTGATAGCTAGCTGGATTGTTGCGGTGTTCCTGCACCATGCTCTTGATGCGGGTCACGAACTGTTCCATGCCCGTGGTCACCATGGGATCCTGACCGCCTGGGGTCGGAGCCGGCGACAGGACGCGCATGCCCAGGGTGTAGTCGATGGCGACGGCCTGGTCGGTCTTGTTGATGAGCTGCTGGAGCCAGGCAGTCCTGAAGTTCGAGATCGAACGCGGCAGACCCCAGCCACGCGACCTGACGCCAGAGATGATGGGCTCATCGATGTGGAGGATCATGTCCTCCTCGAAGCAGAGCCGACCATTCACGGCAACGGCTTCGAGAACCTCCAACGGGGTATCATCGATGTGGATCCTGGCTTTCTCCAGGATGTCACGCCGGGTCTCCTCGGGGATCTTCCAGTAGACGTCCTTGCGCAGGCTGAACCGGTTCTGGGCGAGCTCGATCTCGGCGGGGTCATAGCGGTTCAGCTTGATCTTGGACAGCGTGCGATCCCGACGATCGAGGACCTCGTAATCCCCGGTGTCGTCACAGCGCGGGCAGCTGTGCTTGCGATGCCACTTCACGTACGGCTTCACAGCCGAGAACTCCAGGTTGTAGTCGACGCGATCGATGGGCTGTTCCAGGAAGCACTTCTGGCACCGCATGAACCGCTTGAACGGCAGGTACGGCGACACAAAGCAGTTCCCGTACGCCAGGAAATCGTACGCCACCGACATCAGCTCGCGGCGATAGTTGATCTCGTTGTTGAAGAAGTCCTTCCAGCTGGATTCCTCATCGGGCTCCAGATCCGGGAACTCCAACACCGTCATGAAGTGGGCAGCGACGCGCTCCATCGCGGTACGGAAGTTGCCATCGGTGAGCCAGAGGTACTGGGCCCACCACATCACGAGTTCGTGGTTGTCGGGAACCGTGACGGTGGAGTAGTCCAACCACGGCGTCATGAACGGCTTGTTGTTGGGCGCCGTCGTTGAGCCCTGCATCTGCTGGCTCATTGCCGGGATCAGTGAATCCAGACCGCTCATGAGGGCCTCAGCTTACTCGTCGATACGGGTAAGGACAACCTGGAAGACCGCATAGGGGCCGTACGACATTTCCACGGAGAACCCGTGGTACGCGCAGGTGTACGACTTCTCGTTGAACTCGACGGTCAACGGGTTCTCGACACCACCAGCCGGTGGTTCGAAGATCACGGCGTCATCGGTGTTCAGGTACGCCAACACGACAACTGATGAGCTCACACCGACGAAATCGACCCGGATCCGATGCTTCCCGATCGTCGGCGACGAGATCGTGACGCGCTGCTTCTGCGGAACCGCTGGGGTCATCTGCGCAATACCGATACCGCCAGCGAGACCCTGCAACTGAACCGACGGCGCGGCTGGCGCCGCAGGCTGGACCTCGGCCTGCTTCTGCATCACGGGGGCCCCCTGTGGACGAACTGGGGTCAACGAGCTCAACCGGGTCTCCTGTCTGACCACGGGCTGGACCCCAACGGCGTGCTCGGCACCCGGGTTCAGGATCGCGGCACGCCGTGGGGCCTCGGAGATCTCGACGTCGGGTGTCATGCCACCGACGGTGCCGTCAGCTGGAGCCGGACGCGCCGACAACGCAGCGGCCGGGAGGACCTGCCTGGTCCCCGTGGTGACGGCCTGGACGCCAGCATCTTCGATTACCGTGTCACCCTTCTGGCCCTTCTCAGGCAGGTAGACCCGCTGCACCGGGATCTCGGCCAGGGGTTGTGAGGACCGCGAGATCACCGAGGTGTTCGGCTTGAAGCGGTCGTTCTTGTCGAAGTCGATGACCTTGGCCGCGGAGCGTTCCGTGGGACGCCCGGCGTCGGCGATGACGACCCCCTGGACCCGGGGGCTCGTCGCGGGACGGCTCTCCAAGGGAACACTGAGGTCGGAGCCCGCCGCGATGGAAGCCGCGATTTCACCTTCGCTGAACGCGCGTGGGGTATCGATCACTGGGCGCTGGTCAGCCATGGGGAACTCCTGTGAGCCAGGATCGTAGTGGTAGCCATAGCTTTTCGCAACAGGCTATTCGCTATCCGACGTGACTCCGTGTGCCAGGAAGGCATCCCAGGTCCGCTGTGCCGTGGCCACGTTGGGATCCCGGATGTCAGCGAACGGCAGGAAGTGACCCGCGGTCGCCCAGTCCGTGGGCTGCGTCGTCAGGATCCAGTTCGAACGAGCCCCGAAGGGGTAGTTGTCGTAGCGGTCCCACGGCATCGCCTTGAAGAGCCCAGCCACGGGCTCCATACGCTTCCGGGCCAGGTAGTCCTGGAGGCCCTCCAACAGGGGCCCATCGAGGGTGTCGATGACGTTGAAGTAGATGTTGTCCGCGCGGTCACAAAGCAGCGGGATGTAGTCCGGAACGAGTTCGTTCGAACCGGTGTAGGCGTCGGCGCACGCGAAGTCCCAGACGTCATACCGGGATTCCAGATACTTCGTGGCATCGGCGACCACGATGTTCAACCTGCCCTGGTTCATGTACCAGTGCAGCAGGGGGAACCCAGCCAGGGCCACGGTGACCATGACGGGGTCAACCTCGATGACCGTCAGATCGATTTGCGGGAAGTTCTGGAGGAGTTGTACGGCACCGGCCCCGGAACCCAGTCCGATCATGATTCCTGAGCCGTTGCGGTTGTGGACGCCCGCGTGGAGCCATCCCATGGCGTACGAAGACGCCGCGACTGGACCCGGGGCGTCGTCAGGGAGCTCGTCGTCGACGCACCGAGCCGACGGGGTCAGCAGGGCGCCGCCCTGGCACTGCCCGTTCAACAGGATCTCGCGCGTCGTGAGGGTATCACGAAGCTCGATGGGTCCGAACTGTCCCTGCCTGGAGATCAGCATGTCACCCCTGGACCTGCGGGAACGCGGGCTGCATAGCAGCTTCCAACCTGGTATCCGCGTTGGCAAGCTCTCCGCCAGCCTGGCGGGCGGCCTCGACCTCGGCGCGCGTCCTGGCGCGGTCCTGGCGACCGAAGTTGTCCCGGATCCGATGCAGGAGCTTCTTACGCCTCCGTTCGCTCAGGATGTAGCCGAGCAGGCCGCCAGCGGCGGCCCCGATGCCACCACCGATCAGGGGGCGCTTCCAGGACACCGGGGTCCCCGAGACCCAGTCATGGGCTGCGGTTCCCAGGGCTCCGGCGTACAGGCCGAGCTCGGCGCCGTACCAGGGATGCCAGCCGGACAACGCGTAGTCGCTGACGTGCGACCGGAACCGTGGCGACCGCATCACGAGCTTCGCGGTTGGCGAGGACTCCCGGATCGTGCGCCTCGCGTTACGCCTCAGGAGTCCGGCGAGGAGCTCCTTGGCTCCCGTGAACGCGGCACCCAGCACGGCGCCTGAAGCGGCACCGATACCGGCACCAACGGGAACCGAGGACCAGTCCCCGTGGGTTCCCACCAAGGTCTTGCCGCCAGCCAGGAGACCACCGAGACCGGCACCGATACCGGCGTGCATCAGGGTGCGCTTCCACAGCGGGTTCCGGCGGTCCTCGTCCAAGTTGGCGATCTGCTCTTCCGCGGTGAGCTGATCGTAGAGCTGCTCCGACAGCGGAGCGGCGTGATCGACGTGCCTGGGTTGCAGCCAGCTCAGATCACGTGCCCCCTGTGTCAACGGGGTCACCGCCCGGACGCCTTCAAGGGCCAGGTTCGGCATCAGTCCCCCAGAACGCCGCCGCTCGGACCGGGCGGGCGGCCGTGGGTCTTCGCGTCGCGACGCACAGCCCGAGCCTCTCTGCCCATCCAGGACTTCGAACCAGACTTAGAAGCCTTCGCAGCCAACGCAGCCTTCACAGCCGCGATGAGCCCAGCCTTCGAGAACGGGAGCCCGGTGTCGACGCCTTGGAACACGACGCTCTGCTTCCCAGGCTGTTCGGTCGACTTGGCTAGCCACTGATAGGGCCCCGTGTTGTAGGCCTTCCGCAGCGCATCGAAGTCGAACTTCTCACCACCGCCGATCCGCTGGGCACGACGAAGCGCTGTGAACGGCATCACGGCGGCCAGCTTGCGCTTCAGCGCAGCGAACTTCCCACCGATAACCGGAGCCGGCTTGCTGGGTTCGATCTTCGGTGGCTTCGGAGTCGGCGCCTTCGCCATGGACTGCGACGGCGTCGAGATCGGCGTCGGCGGCTTCGCGGGAACATTCGATGTGATCGCAGCGGGATCGTCGCCACCCATGGGCGAGAACTGCTGGGGTTCCTCTTCCGCTGGAGGCTCCGGTTCAGGAGCTACGGCAACTGGAGCCGTCGGCTGTACGGGCTCCGGGGCCTTGACCACAGGAGCCTGCGGCGGCGGTTCCGGCTGTGCGGACTGGACCGGGCTGGGCTCCGTGGTCTGGGCCACCGGAGCTGGTTGCGGTGCGGTCTCCGACTGTGCCGGTTCAGTGGCTGTTGGGGGTGCGCTGGGCTGTGTGGCCTGCGCGGCCTGCGAAGGCTGCGCAGCCTCGGCGGCCCTGGCCTCATCCACGGCCTGTTTGAAAACCCGGTTCACCATGCTCTGCGTACTGTTGATGTTCTTGACGTAATCGTCGTACTGACCTTTGGTGATCGCCGGTCTGCCGCTTCGAGTCTTTTGGACGTGCTCATAGGCAGTTACGGCCTCCTGCCACGCCTTCAAGTTTTTGCGAGCCGCGGCGAACTCGGGGTTCTTCTGCTCCAACTGTTCCATGATCTTCGAGCGGAACGCGGCTTCCTCTTCTTCCTGTTTCGCCGCGTTGATCTCGCGGTCACGCTGACCGCGCATCTTCTGAGCCTCGAGCAACGCCTTCTTGTCGGCCTCTCGAGCAGCGCGGTCGGCGTCCCCGGCCTGGTACATCCGGACCCCCAGCGGTTCCGCGGCCTGCTTCTGATTGGGGAACAAGCCAGCGGCTCGCGCAGCTGCGAGCTTGCGATACAGGGCATCTGACCCGGTGACAGCGGCCAGCTTACGGCACAACGCGATGCGAGCTTTAGAGCGGGGCACCTGGAACCTCTGGGATGACCGTGGGAGTGATCTCGGGCTTCTTGCGCTTCCTCAGCAGGCGGACCAAGGCGCGGGCTCGGGCGCGATCCAAGGCCTGAAAGGGACGGTTTGCGGAGAGACCCATCGAGGCGTAGAGCTCCTTGAGAGCTTCCTCTGAGGGCACCGCCTCGAATCCCTCGGGGATCGCTTCGGGAGCGTCACCGACATGGAGACCGACTTCGTAGCCATGGTAGCCGGGCTCCGGGACACCGGTTGGCGGCAGCAGACGCACGGGCTCCTCGTAGGGGGCCCGCTTGCCGGTGCCCTGCTCGGGGAACGAGAACCTCCGATTCGGCAGCCGACGCACGATGACGCGGCCATCGGGGGTCACCATGATGTACTGGTTCCGCCGCATCAGGTTGGCGGCGTCCGCAGTCTTGGTGACCGGAGCAGTCTGACCCTCTGGGGCCGTGGCACCTTCGGGAGCCGTGGCGCCCTGTGGTGCGATCGGCTTCTCGGCAACGGTACCAGGCTGTTGGTCACCCTCTGCAGGCACGAACTTCTGCGCCAGACCAGCCACGAACGTCTTGTTGTCGGTGGTCTCCGGCTGGCCGTCCTGAGCGGGCGGCGGGGCCTCACCAGGGTTCGTGGGAACCGCGGTGGTGGGGTGCGTCGGGATCGGAGCTGGGCCAGTTGGAGCCGCAGCAGGCTGGACCTCAGCCAGGGCCTGCTCAGCCACAGCGGCCTGCTTGATCGGCTTCAGGTTGACGCGTGAGGCCGCCATCCGCTTGGCGTGCTTGACCAGCTTGAGACGGGTCCGGTTGTTCTGAGCCGCCCAGGTCTGGTCGTCACGTTCGATGAGCGCTTCCAGCTTGGTGATGAGCTCATCGAACCCGATGACTGCGAAGTCCTCGCGGTCCTCGTGCGTGATCCCGGCTTCACCGGCGTCGACGCCCGAGAAGAAGTAGGTCCGCTCGCCATCGAAGTCGGAGTCATCCCAGAACTCGTTCCCGGAATCCAGCGGCCACACGGACTCCACGATGCCCGCGTTGACCACGTTGATGGGGTGACGGTTGGACTCCTCCAAGGTCTCCCGGATCGCGGCATCCCTGGGCTGTTCGCCATCATCGATGCCGCCACCTGGGAACAGGATGTAGGATCCCCTGTCGATGGCGTAGACGCCGTCACGGTTCCACAGGATGAGCTCGGCGCGAGGCCGCATCTTGTCGGTGGGAGCGGAGTCGTGGTCGTCGACCTCGGGCTCATTGGCGACACCAGCCAGCTTGGTGAGCCGGATCTCGATCTCGCGCGTCGGGAACTGCAGGACCGCCGACGCCCGTTTCTGGAGATCAGCCCGGATCCGTGCCGCGGTGACATCGACGATGAACGCACCGAGCTTCTCGTAGATCGGGGTGCCGCCGCTGTAGCGTTCGACCTGCCCGGCCTGTCGCATCAGAACGGCGTTCGACGGGCGCGCCGGGCGACCACCGGTATCGGTGTTCCTCGGCGGCGCGTTGGTCTTCGGAGTCAGGTCCGGCTCGGTCACGTTGGTTTGTCCTCCGCGATGTCCTCAGCCTGTCGACGTGTCTGTTTCCACAACAAGTAACCAAGGGTCCCCAGTGCTGTAGCTCCGAGCCCGACCACCGTTCCAGAGTACACGGGGCGCTTCTCGAAGGAGTCCTTGACGGTATCGAACAGGCGCTTCGAGCTATCCTTGGCGGTCTGGAACACCTTGTATGGCAGCCCGCCAATCGTGCTCTGCATCGTGCTCGCCAGCGGCTCGCTGAGCCGCTCCCGCATGGCGCCATTCAAGCTGAACATAGCCGGCAACGCCTTGGCCGCCGCACTCGAATAGACCCGAGCTGGCAGCTGTGGGTCCACCGTAGAGGCCAGCCCGAGTCCGGCCGTGGTGTACGCCATACCAGTTCCAAGTGCTGGCCAGGCGTGATTCCTGGCGTAGTGCCGGATCCGCCGATTCGCCAACAACCCCAGTGGAGCTAGCGCAGCCGCTGCCGGCGCGTAATCAAGTAACGCAGCCGTCTTCGCCGGCTTCCGGCGCTTCCGACCACCAAGCAGGTACGCCAGGAGATACGGAGCGCCAACTGTGGCTCCGATACCAGCATAGGTCCAAGGTGACTTCAGCAGCCCGATGGCCGTTGTCGATGCAGCCTCACCAGCCACGCGCCCGATGTCAGACAACGGGAGGTTCTCGCGCACCAGATCCGCGGTCCGCGAGGCGTACTGATTCACGATGTCCGAGGCGGCCTCGGGATCCGAGATCAGCTTCTTGGCGACACCGACGCCACCGTGGATGCCGGTACCGACGTTGTAGGCACCAAGCCCGGCACCGCCGAGACCGAGACCCCAGAGCAGCGAGTTCGAGAAGGCCCGCGGCTCCGCGGGGACCACCGGCTTCGGGGGTGTGCTCGGGGCGCCGCCAAGCCGGCGCGGCCAGAATCGAATCGCCTGCTTCTGCTGTGCTGCCAGCTTACGCCAACCAGCCAGCTTGGGCTGCAACCCGATCGCGGCGGGTCCAGCTTCGCCAGGAAGCCCGACCGTACCGAGCCGCTCAGCCATGAGAGCCTGTGCGCGACGTTCGATGTCGCGCTTCCGCCGCTTCAACGACAGCGCCCGACTACGGCGCAGCTTGAGCTTGGCTACATCGGCCTTCGCCTTGTCAGCGTCGAGTTTGGACTCCCGCTCTGAACTCCACTGCGACAACAGGTACGCCAGTGTGGGAACCGCGAGAACCGCGGAACCAGCCGCCAACCATGCCGGGGTGTTGTTCTTAACGCTCTTAAACAGGTCGCTGGTACCTTCCCGGAAGCCGCCCTGAATACCGGCCTCCATGCTTTGCCTGATCCCCTGCGGGAGCCCGGAAACCTGGTCCCGAAGCTTCTGCGTCATGTCCGGAGGGACCAAGGCGTCGATGACGCCCTTGGACATGTTCTTGCTGACGATATCAGCGTTGGCTCGACGACGCTCCGGGCTCAGCAGATTCCAGGCCTGATTCGCCGAGAACATGCCGAGACCAGACACCAGCCCGGTATCGCGCAGCGTGCGAACCGGGTTGGCACGCCACGCGTTCAGGTAGGTCTGCATGAACTGCGGACGTGGCATCTCTAATCCTGTTAACCGCGGCTCAGGAGGTAACGCAGGGCACCGATCCCGGCACCGATCCCGGCACCCCAGAGGCCTGGCTTCCAGCTGTTCTCGGAGAACCCCTTCCAGGCGGCTCCACTCGGAGATCCACCGGCTTCCTGGTTCGCCCTATCGATCATCTCGAAGTACGGAGGCGGAAGGTTGTTTTCTGTCGCCAGGTTCCTGGCTGCGCTCAGCACGGGGGCCGTGTTCGTCTTGTAATCGGAGTAACCACTCAGGGCCCCGTAACCGCCGCCACCGGCGACACCGGCAGCGGCACCAAGACCGGCACCGCCGAGGACGTTCCACATCAATGACGGCTTGTCGTCATCCTCGGGGTCCCCGACCTCGTAGTACGCGGCCTGCTTGGTCTCCGAAGCCTTGTCCCCGAAGAGTCCGGCTTCGTCGAGCTTCTTGTAATAGTTGCTGTCCTCGTCGAGGTGGTCCTCAGCGATCCGCTTCGCGACCACCGGCTTGTCGGTGTGCTCGAGCTCCTCGACGGTCCCAGCGAAGTGCTCCTGCGGACTCTGGGCCCGCTTCTTGAGCCGCTTCTTCAACTTGGAACCGCAGCACGCCGCGGCTTCCTTGGTCCAGGTCTCCGCCTTGCGCCCCTGCTTATTTGCCGTGGCATAGAAGACCCGCTCGCCTTCTTCGGCGCCGTACTGCTTCTTCATGGAATCCAGAACCTTTTTGGCCTTCTGATTCAGCGGCATAATGATCTCAGGAAGCCGCGAGTCCGGCCCCGAGGAGCCCGAGATCGGCAGCGCTACCAGCAGCCAGGGGCCGCGCTGGCTTGTCGAGGTACGTGGTCTGCTTGTACTTGTCCTTCTTACGTGCCAGCAGATACGCCAGGATGCCCAGGCTCACAGCCCCGGCACCGCCACCGATGATGGCACCCCTCAACTTGTTTTTGTCGTCGGAGAGATGCATCCCAGCCAGGGCACCCCCGATGGCCCCGATGTCGGCGCCGAGCCCGGTGATGCCACCAGTGGCGGCACCACGCATGAACTTGTCCCCGGTACCCTCGGAGCGGTCCTCGTCATCGATGGCGCCACCAACACCCCCGATGACGGCGCCTGGGATCGTCATGAACGCCAGCTTGCGAACACCAGCCAGCTTGCGGATCAGGGAGTCAGGCATCTGGGACCTCATAAAGGGGGTACCGCAAAGTTACGGACTATGTGGGCCCCGTCCATCGGCTCTCCAAGCCTAGCTTATCTCAGGGGGCCGGCTGGACGCCCTGCGCCTTGAGGTAGTCCAGGTACCGACGACCTAACTCGGTATCTGGGCTCCGCAGCCCACTCATGAACGCTTTAATCGCCTTGGCATCCTGCTTGGTGTCATTGACGATGGGGATCTGCTTCTGCATCATGTCGTAGACCCAGCCACTCGGCTTCGGGAACCCGGACGCCATGGCTGCCGAGTTCTCGATGGCCATCGCCGGGATCTCACCCTCGAAGAGCTGATCGATCTTCTCGCGCGGAAGCGGGGCCCCTGCTATCAACGCCTTCCGGAGATCTGCTCGGTCCTCGGCCCTACTGAGGCTCTTATCATTGGGGTCGTAACCGTGTCCGGTTTCATGGTACGCCACCGTTCGCGGGGTTTCTGGAAGCAGTCTCATGAGCGGCTTCGCCATGTCCCTGCTCCACCACGGCCACCGTTGCCTACGCAGTTCGACCCGCACATCGTCAAGCTTAGTCGCTGACGGTACAACCTCGATGTCGCCGCCAATAGCCTTTTCGACGTCCGACGCGGCAACGGTGTCCGGCTTATCGGGGTCTACGGCCAGACCTGGGAAACCGAGTCGCTGAAACAACGCCGGAGCTCGCTTAGGATTCGAATTCGGATCATACGTACTGAGAACCCGACTATCACGAATCCCAGCATCCAGCTCGGGCTGTTCTGGCACCACGGTACTCGTTGACGTCGTCGTCTGCGTCCGCCTATCGCCACCACGGCTCCGCAGAATAGCGGTCAGGAACGCGGAAGCTCCGACCGTAGCCAGGACAGGCCAGACGTCGTCCCAAAGCGAGGAGTCCTCCTCCGGCTTCTCCGCGGTACGGGTACGCTTCCCGCGCCTGTGCTCAGAAGCTCCAAGTACACGCCCCAGGGTTGCAGCAGCTGGCATCTCGGGCTCCGTGACCCCAGCAACTTACGGCTTCGTTGTCGTCGTGGAAGGCGTGCCCATCGGATCGGTGTCCGAGGCGTACTGCAGCTTGGCGATCTCGAGCTCGGTCTCGCTCCGGATCTCTTGACGCTTCACCCAGGCCGTCATGGCGTCGGAGACGCAGTCATGGGCAGCCTGGGTGATCAGGTAGACGCCGGTGAGGTAGATCAGGCCATCGAGGATGACCACCAGGTTGCCGCGCCCCAGCCAGACCAGGGAGAACGCGATGCCGGCGAAGATCCAGAGCTTCCGGGAGCCCCAGCCGCTCTTGGGGACCAACGTGGCCTCCAGCTTCTCCTGAGCGCTCTTGGCGCGGGCGGCGACGAGGTCAGCGAGGAATCCCATGGGTTACTCCTTAGAGTCGAGTTTGGCTTTGATACAGGCAACGACAGCGTTCACGGCATCGGTACCGCGGGGTCGAAGGGTGGGGTTAGAAGCGGGTCGAGAGCGAGACGTACGGCGCCCATCCAGAACCATCACCGCCGTAATCAACGAGGTAGCCAAGACCAAGACCAAAACGATCCCAACTCCGAGGGATCCACCCCGGCGGGACGTAGATGCTGGCACCCACACCGGCCGACCGGGAGCCGACGAGAAGATCGGGGCTGAGGAGCCCATATAAGGTCCGAACAGGCGAAAGGCGGATGCCGATGTCTGCAGGGGGATCGGCGTCGGGTCGGGCGGCGACCCAGGCTCCGATGTCGAGGGTGCTGGTGTCCCAGAGGAAGGTGTAACGGGCGGATTCGTAGGTCCAGTTTCCGACGTCCTCGTCTCGGATGCGCAGCTCACGGCCACCATCAAAGAGCCCAACGCCAAGACGCTCACCAGACTTATTGCTCGTAAACTCGGTGTAGACATCGGCCTTATCCATCCCACCCGAGGTCTGGGAATCCCACTGCAACCTGGCCTTCTGCTTCACAACAGTCATGCCGTCCTCCGACGGAGCCGGCTGTGTGTTCCCCCAGAGCGTGAACCCGAGGAGCCCGAGCAGAATCAGTGGCAGCAGGAGCGGCATTCACTTCATGCTCTTCTCGACGATGACCGTCATCTTCTCGGCGACATCGGCCATGCGGTTCATCGCAGCGTTGGCCCCGAGCTGAGTCTTCTGCTGCTCCATGATGGTGCCACCGTGGACTTCGAGCAGTTTGGCGTTCGCGGCCTCGGCCTTGGCGTTGGCCTTGGCGATCTCGTCCTGCATCCGCTTCTCGTTCTCCTGCATCTTGGCCCAGAGCACCTTGCCAACGAGGATCACGGCAGCGACAAGCACTAAGACAACCCACAGGATGACCGTGTTGTTGTCGGTGCTCGCAGGAGCCAGCGGTGGCACGTCCACGATTAGATCTCCGCTACCGCGGCATCATAGGCAGCCTGGGCAGCCGTCTGCGCGGCCTGCGCTGCGGTGAGCGCGGCGAGCTCGGCATCGATGGTTGGCTGGTCACCTCCGACCACAGCGGCGTCATAGGCGGCCTGGGCAACGGCGACACCGTTGTTGGCGATCGTGAGCGTGACCTGCGCCGCGGCGACACGGCTATCCAGGATAGCACGCATCATCATGGAATAGATGACCGCGTAAGCCATGTCGGACGTCACGGTCTGACCAGGGATCTTGGAACCCGTGGACGGATTGTAGAGCGCGTAGGTCTTGTTCGGGACGTAGGGCTCATGGACGTTCGGGAGGGACTGCGCCGCGATAACGGTGTCATCGGCGTTCCGGATCGTGACCCGGTGCATATGGAACGTCAGCGACGGGGCCCCGTTGTAGGGGTTCTCGAATCCACCGGCGTACGACCGCGTGTAGGTCGTGATGGATTCGTTTGTCGTGACTTCGTCGAGAAGTTCACCCATGGGTACCTCAGAAGAACAGGGATTCGATGGTCAGAGCGTAACACGTCGTCGTGGCGTTGGCCTGGTTCGTGGAACCAACCAACGTCAGTGTCGTTGCGGCGGTGGTATCAAAAGTGACCGTGCTGGAGTACACATTGGTGTTCGTCGCGGCGCCACCGCCACCGGGACCAATAATACAGGTCAGATGTCCCGCCAGAGTACCTGTTACCCCAGTGGTCTTCACCGTAAAATCGGCAACCAGGACAACAGGCCTGGTACCGTTCGTCGATGACGACGCAATCGTAGCGGTCCAGCTCCCGAAGGTCAGCGTGAATGTCCCGATGAAGCTGTTCGCTGGGCGTGCGGTTTCCAGGGTCGCCGCGATCCGAATCTTCTTACCAGCTACGAAGTAGTTCGCTGGAATCGTGACAGAGCCGATACCTGTTCCAAGCAGTGTCCCTGGCGTAGTTCCGGTCACCGTTACGGTCTGGGTCTGCGAGAACAGGATCGTGGAGCTGATCGGCCCAACGGTGGCGCCGTTGACCTGCACGAAGAAGCCAGCCGTGGTCGTCCAGATGTCGCCGTTCACAGGTGACGTCGGGGCGGTTCCATGCGGGGCCCGCAGACTAGCCGCGGCCGTCGTCGACGCTTGTGTCAGGAGCTGCCGGTACGCCGTGACCGCAGTCGTTGTAACACTGAACCCTAGCGTGCCGTCATTCGTGATGGCGACGGAACCTGACGAAGGGAACCAGATGCCGGTGTCCAGGTCACCCGCGACGGTATAGGTGGCCTCCGTGAGCCCGCCGGAGTTCCCGCGGTACGTGATGGCCTGCATGTTACCGGAACCGGGATCGGCTCCGAAACCGGCGAGCCCACGCAACGCGACACCGCCGGCCTCGTAGACCCGGAGCCGCTCGACACCAGCTGTGATGAGTCCGAGCCGGTTCGTTCCAGCGTTATAGACCCCGGTGTCGGGATCCGCGATGAACGACAGCGATGGGACCGTTTCGGACCCCGCGATGGTCCGGATGCCGTAGACACCGAGATGCGCGACCTCGGTGCCCTGTACAACGAGGCCCGCCTTCTCCGAGGATGCCGTGCGATCCCAGAACCAGCCGATGCGAGTCGCATCGGTCAGAGCCGCTGCATCGCGACTCCCGTTGGACAACGGCGCCGCGAAGGCCAGGGATGACGCAGATCCGAGGATCTGCGTGAACCCACCCCTCTCCAAGATGAACGGCGTCGTTGCCATGGGGTCAGCTTCTTAGCCGACGACGCGACCGATGATGTAGCCGACGATGGCGCCAGCCAGGGCGGCGACGCCGACCCAGGGGTTCAGGAGTCCGCCGAGCAGCGTCTTGCGGACCTTGTCATTGGTGTCTTCGGGCATCGTGTTCTCCTTAGGTTACAGGTTCAGGCCTTGGCCTTCTTGCCAGACCGGGGTTCGGGCTTCTCTTCGACGGCCTCGCCCGAGATGTCGTCGATGAACATCCAGAGCAGGTTGGCGAAGTGCGAGGGCTCCAGCGTGGTCCCCTTGTCGTCCTTGATGTCCTTCGAGGGAAGCAGCGTGGAGAGCCTGACCTTGCGGATCTTGAGGTCGTCGGTGATGTCGATGTTGAGGAGCTCCTCGATCTCCTTATTGAAGGTCTTGGGGTCGTCCAGTTTGACCTGGCCCTCATGGATCTTATTGACGATCTCACCCTTGTCGTCTTTGACGATGAGGACGTCCCCCTTGGCGTCGAGACGCGGCTTGCCGTCGGCATCCTTCTCGGGGAGATAGACGGGGACCGGGACGCCCTTGTCGTCCTTCTTGGTGTGCGCCTCGAGGATCTTCTTGCGGTGGGTCTCGAAGATCTCCATGTGATCGCGAACGGCCTTCAGATTCAGGCCAACGGCGAACGCCACGGGGATAGGGAGCTGCTTCAGAGCAGCGACGGCGTTGATGGACTCAACGCTATTGATGAGGTCACGGTTCTTCACTGTCGGAACCCTGCCTTTCTGTGTTGTAAGCCCAGCGGGAGTGCTGGGTGCTCTACTTTGTCGAAGCCGATGGGCGTGGCAAGCACGACGTAGACCCAGAGCTACGGGATGACCTCGCGGAGCTCCCGGTACAGGCCGCCTGGGCTGTACGCGCAGGCCGGGGGCCGAGTCGGTAGCCGGAGTAGCTTCTGGACCACCGTGGCACAGAGCTCGGAGCAGAACCAGCGATCGGGGTGCTCGCGCCGCAACGGGAGCACCTGGCTGAAGAAGATCCCGAACCAGTCGTACTTGCAGTTCAGCTCGAACTCGCACCAGGCTCGGATCTCGTCTTCCTCCTGCCGACTCGCCGGGATCTCGATGAAGTCCCAGACCCGCGGCGACGGCGACAGAAAGCTGATGAACCGGGTGCCGCCGTTCGCGATGTGTGACGAGAACGCGGTCCCATCGCTGAAGACGACCTCGCAATGGCTGTACTTCGACCACGTCCACAGCTTGATCAGCCAGGCGAAGACCCCGGTGTCCCGCTTCTGAAAGGCGATCTTCACGGGGGCGTCGCGGTAACCGGGTTCGCTGGCGTCGGCGTCGCTGGCTGCGGCGAGGCCTGCTGATCGCTCTGAGCCGGAGCCCGCATCAAAGCAATGGATGCCAGGATCGTGGCGATCAGGGATCCCAGCGCGGGAAGCAGGGCTACCAGGGTCGACGCACTGATCCAGCCCTCCTTGGGCTTGGCTTCCTCGACCGTCTGCAGCGGCAGGGCTCTCTCGGTCTTCGCAACCAGGGCATCGGAGGCGGCCTGCGTGGCGAGGGACGTGGCCTTGGTGATCTTGCTGGATTGCTCGTCGAAGCGCCGGTTGCCCTCCTGGAGCTGCTGCTTGATCCCCTGAATCTCAGACATCACGGGGTGCACGGCTCGTGACACAGCCAGCTCGACGATCTGCTGGGTGTCCTCCTTGTTCTGCTGGCGGGCCTCCTTGAACTGCGTGTCTAACTGCAACTTCAGTTCGTAGAGGACCTTGAACAGCTTGGCATCGATGTCGGTCTGGCTGGTGCCATTGGGCCTGTCGTTACCTCCCATGACTGACCTCAGCTTGGGCGAGTCGGTGGGGCAGGCAGGAGAGCCAGGAGGGCGTCCAGTGATGGGGCGTCCGCATGTTCATAGCATACCGCCCACGTCGCGCTGCGCCAGGCGCGGAGGGCCTGGCCCTCAGCTTGGAACTGAGGGACCTCGGGCTCCTCGGCGTAGGTGCACGCCGTGAAGATGTTGTCGTAGCCCCAGGCCTGAGCCTGGGTGTCCAGACGGGCCTGTACGGCTTTGATCGCCTCAGCCTGGGAGACCGCAGCGAGCTGCGCGGTCTCCCGGCTGGCGTCTTCAACCCAGGCGCTGGCGACCCAGCGCGCCCGGACCGCTGGGATCGGGTCGTAGGAGGTCGACGTGCTGTTGGCACGCTCGGCGTCCTCGTGCCAACCCACCAGCCACCCATCAGCGTCGTATTCGTAGTAGATCATGGCTCACATATCCAAGGCGATGTAGCTGAGTTCAAGCGACACGTACTTGGTCGTGTTGCTGAACGGAAGATACGAGGACCCCCAAATATCGGTGTCGGTCTCGACGTAAGCTTGTGTGCTGTTGCGGAGTCCAACGGCAGCCTGGAGGCCGTCAATCATGCCACGTCCAACGGCAGCCGCCATTGTGTCAACGGCAAAACCAGCGTCATAGTGGTACGTGTTGGCCTCGAACACCAAAGGAAACGCGTAGTCTCCTGACCCAGCGGTACCCGCAGCGGTCTGAACGTAGTCGAGGCGCTGCGTCACCATGCACCCGTTGCGCGCCCAACACAGCTTGTCGGTGTTGCTAGCGGTACCCTTTGTCGGGTTCGTGGTCACCGCAACAAAGTTTATCTGACCACCGGGGACCATCCCTGTGGCCAAGTCGGCGCTCACCATGACGTAGCCAGTGGCGGTGCACCGCAGGACGACGCTGTTCCCCGGAAGCAGCGTTACCGAGAAGAACTCAGTACTAGACGCCGGTATGCGAGTCAGAGCTTTCACACCAGTCGAACTGTTCTGGATGAGCTCGTACTCGCCACAGATGATCAAGTAACCGTTGCTGTCGACGGCGCACTTTCCCATGCTTCCGACGTTGGCTGTTGGAGTAGTGCTGATAGCCGCGCAGCCAGCGGGACCACCAGTGAACCTGAAGTAGTTCAGGTCCCGCGTCCCTGAGCTGGCGAACTTCATCGCGTAACCGATGTTATACGACGGACCGTTATCTGTGGTAGCTATGCGGCCCCAAATAAATGCGGCGTTAGAGCTGTCGAGCGCTACCGATAACCGAGTGCTCACGGCAGTATCGAAGGTGGATGCTGCTCCACCTGTGTTGGTGTAGTGCGTGCTGTCAACGGTACCGTTTGTGTTGAGCCTGGCGAACTTGTTATACGTGACCCCACCAATGGTGGTGAATGCCCCGAGCACCAAGATCTCGCCGTCGGTCTGAACCGCCAAGCTGAACACGGTGCTGTTGAACGCGCCGGTACCATGGTTCGTATAGAACGTCCCATCAACGACGCCGGCGCTGGACAACTTCACGAGACGGTTGCGAGCCGTCGAGTTGAAGGTTGTGAAGGTGCCGCCGACAAAGATGTCGTCACTCGAGTTCTTGGCCAACGCGTAGACGATACCACTGGGGGCGCCGTTACCGACATTGGTCAGGAACGTGGTGTCCTGGACACCAGCTGTGGAGAACTTGACGATACACCCCGTCGTATTTCCACCCCACCCGTTGGTGAAGTCACCACCAACAATGACGGTTCCGTCGGACAACACGACGATGGCTTCAACACCATTATTGTCTGCGGTACCGACAGCGGAGTTGAACGTGGCGTCAGCTGTTCCCGACGACGACACTTTCCGTATCGTCGTGCCGTGGTCATAATAGATGTTGCCGCTAGCGTCCAAGGCGATGGCGTTCGGGGCTGCTGACGACGCCGGGATCGTGGTGTTGAAGCTGGTGTCCAAGCTACCGTCAGCGTTCAAGCGGATCAGATTTTCTACAGCGACGCCGCTCCACGTTGAAAAGGTGCCACCGACCAGAACTTTACCGTCGGGCTGCGCAACGACGGCCGTGATCGTCGTATTGCTGGGCCCGGTGCCCTGGTACACCTGTGTGCTCGGGCGCACGATAGTTTTCGTGCTCATACCGGCGGCGCCCGTCCTCGGAACACGAACGCCGATGACCTTGCCGTTTGACGGTGTCGGAAGTACCAGGATGCCATCTGTCGTGAAACTGGCGTCAACCCAGCCACCCAGCTTACTAGCCGCCAAGACCTCTGGGGCGCTGACCGCATACGGAGTAGCTGTCAGCGTGGACAGCATGTCGAACGCGGTGATCGTGGGCGTCACCGTGGCGACGACGTACTTCGTGACGCTAGCCTTCCGGAAGACGAGGTCACCGTTCTCATCGATACCGATGGTACCGTCACCAGGGGATCCGAAGGCTGCGCTGGGAAGTTTGAGACCGGGCATAGGTTAGGCCAGGATGGTCTGCTTGGTGACGTAGGATCCGGACTCACGACGCTCCATGAGGAGATCGTTGCCACTGCGGCCCATGCGCCAGGTGCCGTCGGTCGTCGGGTCGCCCATGTAGAACCACTTCGCGGAACCGACCTCGACGGACTCCACGGTCTTCACGTGGCCAGCGAAGTAGTTCGAGGCTGAGGTGTCAGCCTGGTAGATACCATAGCGGTTCGTGATCGTGGTGGTGCCGGCATCGCTAAACGTGACGGTGCCAAGATAGGCCCCGTAGTAGTTCGTGATGACAGTTGTACCGCCTGAAGCCGTGGAGAAGGAATCCGGGGCTACCTGGAGTCCGTACACGTTCGAGATAGTCGTGGACCCCGATGTCTGGCCCATCACCACCGACGTCACGGCTTTCAGCGCTACCAAGGTTCCCAAAGAGGTGCCGCTGGTAGCTGAACCGGTGAAGTTGGCTTGGAAGCGCCCACCAGTGAAGTAGGAATCAGTGTACCGCAGCGCTGAGACAGCTATCGGGAACACGCTCCCGTAAACGCCTGTGTACTCGGCATTAGAGGCGCCACCAGCCTGCACGTAGACATAAGCCTTCACTGCCTCGACGGCCTCGCCACTCGACATCGTGCCGGTCGTGGTGAGATAGGTTGCCAACATCCGCAGGTTGCTACCCGATGCCGACGTTGTCGATGTGAACGTCAGGGTTCCATTGGTCGCATCGTAAGCGCTGATGCCGACACCACCAAAAGCCCCCGCGTTGTTGTACTGGAGCTGGGTGGTCGAACCGCCCGGAGCAGCGGTAGGAGCCGCCCAGGTGCCGTCGGCGCGCAGGAAGTTGGTCGTCCCGCCACCGCTAGCCGGCGCGAGGCCCTTCAACGAGGTGGTGAAGACGTCCAGCATCGCAGTCGTCTGTGCGACGGTCAGCGCAATAGGTGTAGCGGGACTCCCGGTGTTGTTGCCAATGATGCTGTTCGCGGCCAGGTTGGCCATCTTGCCAAGCGACACCGCGCCAGCCGCAATCGTGGTGGCGAAGGAACCAGTGCCAGATCCGGTGACGTCCGACGTCAGCGTGATAGTCTGATCACCGGTGTTGGTGCCGGACAGGTTGGAGGCGCTGATGGTACCAGCGAAGAAGTTCGATGAGGTCGCGTCGGCCTGGTAGATGCCGTACTTGTTGCCGATGGACGCGGTACCGCCGCCACCCGTCGTGGGGCCAGCGATGTAGATGCCGTAGTAGTTCGTCAGCGTGATCGTGCGCCCCGTGGCGACCGTCAGGGACCCCGCCAGAATCTTGAGGCCGCAGGCCTCCGTCACGGTGGCGGAGTTCAGCGTGCCCGTGAACGAGAGCGTCGCTTTGGCCGACATGCCGCAGATGGAGTTCAGGACCGTGCCGGTCTGGGTGGCCGTGTTAACGACCGTCGCGTCACCGCGCACACCGACGACGGTGTACAAGCTGCCGCTGAACAACGTGCCGCCGGAGACGTGCCCGTTGCCGTAGACGCCGATGATCTCAGGGGTCCCCGACGTAGCGACACCCAGCGAGGACGTGCCGTATCCGTGGACACCAGCGATGAAGGTTCCCGCTGTCCCGTTGACGAAGGAGGCGCTCCATGACCCATAGACCGCCGCACCGGTGGCGTTCTGCGTGCCCTCCGTGGAGGTCATGTTGGCCTGGAACAACTTGATGCCTGAGCCTGTGCTGGTGTACGTGCAGTCCAGCGACACCGTGGTCAGACTGCCACCGGAAGCCGAGTACGTCAGGGCGCTGTCGACCAGGCGTCCGGTGCCCGTCGTGGTCCACACGGGGAACTTGTTGAGAGTTCCGAACGGGGTGGCGGCAGTGGCGTACACCACAGTGGCACCGTTGACCCGGACCCACGGAGCGACCGTCGTCGTCCACATGTCTCCGTTCACAGGAGACGTCGGGGCGGTGCCATGCGCGATGCGCAGACCGGAGCGCGTCGTTGTCGAGGCCGATGTCGATACCAGACCGGAGAACAGATTCGTGGCGGCTGCGTCAGCTTGGTACACCCCGTAGCGGTTCGTCAGTACCAGAGTGCCGGCCCCAGCCGCTGTATGGGTGGCGAGATAGAGCCCGTAGTAGTTCGTGATCGTGAACGTCGCGGAGGCGTTCGTCACGGTGATCGTGGGCTCGCTGGCGAACCCGAACAGGTTCGTGACGAGCGACGTGCCACTGGCGGCGGTGTGCGCGACCTGTACCGACGCCCGGACACCGTACAGGCTCGTGGCCGCGGTGCCTGACGACAGCAGCGTGTCGAAGGCGGTGATCGCCTTCACGCCTGTGAACGTCCCCGTTGAGGATGCTGCGGCGCCATCCGTCAGGCGCGACGAGTACGCGAAGACGCCGATGTACTCACCTGCGAAGCCAGCCGTCGGCGTACCGGAGACAAGGCCGGTGACTCCAGCAATGACGTTGCCGGAAGCCGTTGTGCTGCTCGACGTCGTTATCCATCCCGTAAAGGCCTGCTGACGCACAACAGCAGTCAATGTGGCCGTTGTCGCAGCGGTGACACTCAGTGCCGAAGCCGACACACTCGTCGTGAAAGTACCGGACCCCATCGCGAACTGGGCGGCGCCCGCGAGAGCCGATACAGTAGAGGTGGCGCCTGCGACGACTCCATCAGCGTTCGTAACCGTGGTCGCAGCGGAGAAGAACGATGACTGGCCGGAAGCCGGGGAGCCCGTCGTGGTGAGTCCCCCTGCGGTGAACGGGCCCACGGTCGCGCCATTGATGCGCGCAAACATGCCAGCCGTGGTCGTCCAAATGTCGCCGTTGGCCAGATTCGTCGTCGGAGCGGTACCGTGCGGGATCCGCAGGCTGCTGCGCGCAGCCACAGACGCCGGAAGATTCAGGGCGGTTCCCGTCGTAGCGGCTATGCCGAGGCCGCTGTATCCAGCGAAGAAGTTCTGAGCGAGCGTGTCCTCTTGGTAGATACCGTAACGATTCGTGATCGTCACCGTGCCAGACCCGGAGGTAGCCGGAGTCGTCAGGTACAAACCGTAGGCGTTCGTGATCACCAACGTCGCCGTGGCAACAGCTGACGAATGGGCAGGCGTGGACAAAAAGTCGAAACAGTTTGTTACAGTTGTCGTGCTGCCAGCGGTAGCTGCCGCTGCCACGGAAGGTGCACTGCGTACGCCAGCGCATGAGTAGAGAACCGATCCCGCTACGCCGACGGAGATAAGCGGGTTCGCGTCCACGCTGACGACTGTCAGACTCGCGGAGTTATTTGTGGCGGTGACGACCGCATAGGCGTGCGTAGACGCCAACACGCCAGAACCACCAGTAGGCGTCCCGGAGAGGTAGCTCCTGAAGGCGGAGAAACGGGTGGACGCTACTGCCGCTGACCCATTGAACGTACCCGCGCCTTGCAGAGCTGTGTGGCTGTTTGAACTGGTCAGGGCAGCACTGCTAGTAGCCACAATGCTGAAACCAACCGCGAAAACATCGGTAGTAAATGTCCCAGAGTTAGACAGGTAGGATAACCCGCTGGCAGTCGCCGTCGCCGTAAACGTGGCCCCAGCCAGGATGCCAGCCGCATTGGTGACGGTGGAGGCGCCAGAGAAGAACGAAGCATCCCCTGAAACAGGGGAACCCGTCGTGCCAACCCCGCCGGACGTGAATGGGCCAACCGTGGCACCGTTGATCTGGGCGTAGAGACCCGCGGTCGTGGTCCACAGAGCCCCATTCACAGGCGTCGTTGGCGCCGTCCCGTGCGGCAACGTCATCGATGGAATCGATGTCGTTGCCGCCGGGAGCGTGATCGGAGTCAGGAACTGGCGAGCCACGTAACCCCTTTAAGGTTCAGTTCAACCCTACTGCTTAGGCGAGGAGCACCCAGCGGTAGGTGTCCGCCGACGCGCTGGCCGCGAAGGTCAGCGAGATCTGCGTCGAGCTCGTGATCACGATATCGCACTCGACCAGGGCCTGAGTCGAGATCTCGTAGACCTGCACGATCGGAGTAGCAGCCGTGACGCCCGTGGTGATCACCACCGGCGAGCCGCCGGTGATGGCGCCGACGTTCGCCGAGGCCCGGATCACGCTGGCACCAGCCGCGGCCCAGGACAGCACGCCGGCACCGTCGGTGGTCAGGACGTAGCCGCTCGAACCTGACGTCGTCGGCAGGGTCAGATCGGCCGGGGCGCCAGCCACAGCGGCGACCTTGATGGTCGCGGAACCGCTGGTGCTGCCGTTCAGCTTGAGGGCGCCAACTGCGCCGCTGGCCGAACCCAGGTTGAGGACGTTCGAGGCGAAGGTGAAGTTCGCGCTGGCCGCGAAGGCACCCGAGCTGTTGTACTGAACCTGGGTATCCGCACCGGCCGGGGTGGCCGAGTCGGTAGCCCAGGCGGGCAAGCCGCCGACGACCTTGAGAACCTGGCCCGTGGTGCCGATGCCAAGCTTGCTCAGGGCCGTGGTCGTGCTGGCGTAGAGGATATCACCGACCGTGTACGAGGTCTGTCCGGTACCGCCGCTGGTCGCGGCCAGGACTCCGGTGACCGCGCTGGTCAGGTTGAGCTGCGAGAAGATCGGGGTCGCGCCCGAGCCCTGGCTCACCAGCGGGTACCCGTTGTTCGGGCTGGGGCCCACGAACTGAACCGCGCTGGTGCCGTTGCCGACAATCACGGCGTACTGCGTCAGCGTGGTGGCCCCGGTGCCGCCGTTGCCCACCGGCAGGGTACCGCTGACATCCGTCGTCAGTGCGACGGCGCCGTACGTCGGGGCGCCAGAGGCGTTGCCGTGCAGAACCGTCGTCGTGGTGCCCGCGGCACCCTGCACGATGGCGGAACCGTTCGAGATCATGATCGTCGAACCAGCCAGCGCGGTTGACGAGTTCGTGCCACCGTTGCCGATCGGCAGGGTCCCGGTCACGTGGCCCGTCAGCGTGACCTTGCCCCAGCTCGGGGCGGTGCCGCTGAGCAGGACGTTGCCCGTGGCGGCCCCGGTGAGCGCGCTCAGGGTGTTCGCCGCCGAGGCGTAGATGATGTCGCCCTGGGCGTAGGACGTCAGCCCGGTGCCGCCCTTGGTGGCGCTGAGGGTGCCACCGATGTTGTTCAGGGTCAGGTTGGACTCGGAGACATCGACGGCGACGTCGTTCACCGTGCTGCCGGCGAGCGTGATCTTCGAGGAACCCGCGACGATGCCCTTGAGGACGAACTGATTCGCGGTGCTGTCCGCTGACTTCAGCGAGGTACCCACGGAACCGGTGTCCGTGAAGAAGGTGTACGTCGAGGCACCAGCGAACTGGGCGAAGGTGATCGCCGTGGTGCCCAGGGTACCACCGGCATCGGCGGTGCAGACCCAGGCGGTGTCAGCGAGGGTTGAGCCGAGCTCGACGAAGACCGCCGCAGCCGGAGCTTCCGGCCAGGTGTCCATATCGGTGGCACGGGTCAGGGTGACGTCGGTGCCGACGCCGGAAACCACGAAGATGCCGTTGTCGGCGTTGCCGGCACCGGCGAGACCCGTGGTGCCGTCCTTGACGAGGATGCGCTGCGTGTTCGAGACGTTGGCGCCGTCGACACTGAGGTCCGCGGTGCCCGTGGTGAGGACCTGGACGGAACGGGTACCGGCGCTGAGGTCGATGACGGCAACCGTGGCCCGCTTGACCGCCGGCTTCCAGGACATGCCCGCGGCGACGTTGTCGACGTAGCCCTTGGTGGCGACATCGGCGACGTCGCTGGGATCCGCGGCGCGGAACCGGGAGCTAGCGTCACGCATGACCAGCGTGGAGGCCGTGGCGACCGAGGTCGCGGCGTCCAGCTTGGCCTTGTCGGAGCCAGCCATGAAGCCGTTGGTGCTGGGACCAGCGGCGAGGCCAGGCGAGGCGTGGGTGTGATCGAGGCGGGCCGCGTTGTTGCTGGAGCCAGCAGCAGCGGCGTCACCGACACCGATGGTGCCGGGGGTTCCTGCTCCGATGAACGGGACCGTGTTCCAGGCCGCCGACGAGTACACCTGCGGCCGGTTCGTCGTGGAGTTGTCGTAGTAGATCAGACCAGCGACTGTTCCAGCCGGCTGGGTGATCTGCAGGCGGAGGCTGAGGACCTCCAGGTTGGTCATGTCGATCGGGGTCAGGAACTTGCGGGCCATGGGGGAGTCCTTTGGAAAGGCTTAGTTGAGCTGGGCGGTGCCGCTGATGGGGTATTCGAAAGTTATCGTGAGCTGCGAGCTGGTCACGTACTGAATGGTTCCCTCGACGTGTGTGCCGCCGGAATCCACGACGACCACGCTGGGGAGCCCATTCAAGGGATGGTTCACGGTCCAGACGAGTGCCGCAACGGCCTGGTTATGCGTGTAGGAACCGCCACCACCGCCGCCAGAAAAAGCGGTCCAATCGGTGTCCGTACCGGTCCACGGTGATGGCAGTAGCCGCCAGTACGTGCTGCCCGTGGCCACGTAGACCAACATGCCTTCGCGACGCCGGTCCGTAGTGATCGCATTACGATCCGCAAGAGTGGCGACCTCGCGGAGTCCGCCGCGACCCCAGATGGAGTCGTGGCTCGGGTAGGTGTCCGTGGAATCCGACGGAGCGACGAAGCCAGGAAGCGGTACTGAGCCTGGGATCTGGGCCACTAGGTCACCGTTGCGGTCAGAGCACCGCCCAGCGAGTTCAGGGTCCGGTAGACCCGGTAGTTCATCACGACGGCGAACGCATTGGTCACACTCACAAGTTGGTAGCCGAAGCCACCACCGTCAATGTTCGTGTAACCCTGAGGGACCCCAGCCATGGGTACCGCGAAGCCGCCACCATCGAGGATCGTGTTGATCTGGCCGCCGAGGGCATCGGGGACGCAGATGTACTTGTAGCCGCCAGCCGGGAACACGTAGGTCCCCGCGATGCCAGTGACCGGGAAGTTCGTCGCCATGGCCTCGATGTCGGCTTCGACCACCGTGGTAGCGACGTTGTTGCCGTAGTAGGAGCGGTGCCGCCAGTTGTACGTGGCATCGCGCTGAAACGGGTTCGCCTGGGTGTTGATGCCGATGATTCGGAAGACGTGCGAGGCCTGCCCGGAGTACGAGATCGGGGCGCCCATGATGACGGCCTCGGAGCCATCGTTCGCGAGGCCAGCGGCGAGCACGATGTTGCCTGAGGTCACGTCGATCAGGCTCAGCGAGTTCGGCTGGATATTCGCGGGATTCGTGGTCGCCCACAGGAACGTCACCGACGCCGGGATCGCGTCACCGACCTCCAAGGGATTCGGGATCGCCTGGATCGAGAACGATGAGAACGTCGGGAGCTGGTACGGGTACATCATGCGATCCACGATGTCGGCGAGACCTTCGTCGTTGAACGTGGAACCCACGACGAGGCCGCCGACACCGATCGGTGACGGGGTCAGATTGGTGTACCGGTCACCGATGCCACCGATAGGGAAGATGAAGGCTGAATTACCCATGTCAGGCCTCCAACGCGAACATACGTCGCCACGTCGCCGTCCAGCCCGTGGTGACCGGTGTAACCGTGAGCCGCATCGTGGTGCCGCCCGTGATGTCGACATCGGCGTCGATATCGATGGCTCCGGTTCCGATCCTGAAGCTCGTGGGGCGCTGATCGGTCGGGTTGGTGCCATCGTGGGTTCCCACGATCTCGAAGATCTGCGCCTTGGTTCCTTTCCTGAGATCCAGGGCCCACTTCACGGTCACGTAGTCCGCGATCAGGAAGGAGTCCAAGACGGTCGTACTGACTGGAAGGCTGGGGGACTGCCCGCCGATGACTGGGTCCAGGAGAACCCAGGTACCCGGCGTCCCAGAAGCAACGCAGCTCCACACGGACCCCAAGGAGTCCATGTGGAGCTCGCCCTCCTGATGAGTGCCGGATACCGGGGGCCCTGATGTCGCAGCCGGCGTGATCCGGAACTGGTTCCGCAGGGTGCCCGCGAGATCCGCAAGGTAGCGGTCGGGCATTGCGAACTATCAGGCCGGGTTGCTGTACTCGACCGTGATCCGAGCGGAGCCCGCCGAGGCGCCGGTACCGGCGACGAAGGCGATCTCGACCTGCTCGGGGGTCCCGTCCTCCTCGTACAGCGGGGTGACTTCGAAGATCGCGGCGAGGGAGAGCTCGTTCTGCGTGGCGCCCATGTAGCGGGCGGGCTGCGCGGCGACACCCACGGAGAGCTGGGCACCGACACCGTCGAAGGCGGTCTCGATCTCGACGGTCACCGTGCGGATCGTGGCGTTGGCCGGGGGCGTGAAGATCGCGATCGTGGAACCCGAGTTGAACGCGACGAGCTCTTGCTCCGCTTTGACCTGGTTGGCACCGGTGGCCACCGAAGTCCAGCTCAGGTTGCCGGCGCCGTCATCGGCGAGGACCTGACCCGTGGTGCCGTAGGCCACCGGGAAGTTGTAGGTCCGGTCCGCGGCGGGCTCCGACCCGATCGCGAAGGCGACCTTGTTGGTGCCGGAGACGCGCCGGAGCTCGAGAGCGCGGACGCTGGCGTCGCGGTACTCGGTATCCGCGGCGTTGCGGATGGACAGCAGGGTGTCCGTGGTGTTCTTGAGGCGGAGTCCGGCAATGCGGAAGAACGAGTTCAGCGTTCCTGCGAGGTCGGAGAGGTAGCGAAGGGCCATAGCTTAGGTTCCTGTGGGCGTGGTGGTGACTTGAATGCGGATCTGGCCGGTCGAGGCACCGAGCCCGGGAGTAATGGTAAGGTAAATATCAACCGGGCCAAGCTCGGAGAACCCCTTGGCAAAGGTAACCAACGAGGTCAGCTCGGTTTCATCGGCCTGATAGAACTCGTCTGGTGTGCCCAACGTACCGATCTCGATCGCGGCACCGGCGCCATCCCAGACCTGCAGGACTTCGACATCGATGCTCGTCAAGGTCTGACCGAGCGGGACCTCGAAGAACAGGAACGGGGACACGTTGTTGTAGTTGGCCAGGTACGTCGTGCCTGACGCCACGCTGACCGCGGTCACGGGGACCTGGAAGCCGCGGTACTGCAGCACGACGCCCTTGTCGACGTCGGTGGCCAGCAGCATGGGCTTATTGACGCTGCCTGGCGCCGTTGGTGCCGTCAGGGTCAGGGGCCCCGCGACGGCGTCATCCATGAAGTAGGTCTCACCGGGAATCGCCACGAACGGCAGGTTGTCGATGGGGCCCAGGTAGATGATGGTGAACGCGTTGATCGAGTTGATGGCGCCAAGGAGGCCAGGGCTCTCCGCGTTGGCGATGTTGTCGGCCTGCGCGACGACCCACAGGGTGCCGTTGAAGCGCAGCGGGACCCCGATGTCAGCAACCGTGAAACCGTGCCCGGGCTGCGTGATGATCTCAGAGGCCTCACCCCCACCGCCACCTCCACCAGCGACCCAGGACAGCGATCCAGTTCCTGACGTACTCAGGACTTGGCCTGCGGTGCCGTCCGTCGTGGGCCACTCGTAGGTGGTCCCCGTACTGCGGAACCGGAGCCCGGCTCCAGCAGCGTGCCAGATGTCGCCGTCCTGGAGCTCGTCGCCAGGCGCGGCGCGATCCCCGACGTGGATGGCACCACCGAACCAGGCCGCCCAGTTCCCCAGGACGCCGCCGGTGATGGGATCGACGCGGAGCCCATAGGCGCGATCGGCGCCGAGGTCCAGGGAGTCCCGGACCCAGATGCCGTGGGCGGATCCACCGGTCCTGGGGCCAGCCACGATGCCTGATGCGATCTCGAGGAGGGAGAAGTTGTCGAAGCTGAAGGAGCCCAGGCCTGAGCTCTGGACGTCGTGCGCGATCCGGGCGACGGCGACGTCGTCGACGGTGTACAGCCCAATAGTGTTCGCGAGGACAAAATCGGCCTGGAAGGCGGACCGCGTCGAAGCCGGATCGGTTCCCGCTGCCAGAGGAGCCAGGAGATGCCGGGCCGCCAGCACGGGGAACAAGTAGGACGCCGACGTGGTGCCGTCGCCGAAGGAGCCCCGGCCAACCACGGACGCGTTCAACGGGTAGGAGTCCGAACCAACCCTGAGCTGGTTGGCTGCCGTCGTTGAGGCCCCACGACCGAAGGCGACGGACGCCGTGTTGTTCGCTACGGCGGCGTAGCCGATCGCCATGGAGTCCGCGGCGTTGGCGGCGGCCTGGTAACCGATCGCGGTGCCCCGCAGGGCATAGCTGACCTCGAAGCCGATACCGATGCCGAAGTAGCCGTTGATGGCAGCGTTGTTCAGCGAGGAACCCAGCAGGATGGCGTCCTGCATGTCGGTGGCACCGGCACCACCGAGCCCGATGTAGATCGAGTTCAGCGCGTTGACGGGACCGGCGTCAGAGGCCAGGGCGAGGAAGTCGGTGCCCGTGAACGCGGTGCCCAAGCCGACGGCGACGTTGCGGGCCGTGGCGACACCGGCGAGCGTGGAGAGATCGGCACCCAGGACGACAGCTCTGGCCGTGGGATCCGGGGCACCGGAGTCCACGATGAGGTTGCGCCCGAAGACCGCGGAGGCATCGGCACCAGCGATGACCTGGATGCCGGAACCAACGACGACGTTGGGGGTCCCCGAGGTATCGTACCCCGAGGGGACCTCGAGACCGTAGCCCAAGGCGACGTTGCCCGGAACCGTGGCCGTGGCGCCACCTGGGATGTAGTCGTAGATCCGGATCTGCTGACCGACGCCGACGGATCCCGCGGTCTGCACGAAGTGCTGGGCTAATGTCCTCGTAGCCTGGATGTCGAGGACCCCGATGCCGAGATCAGCAATCGTGGTCGGGCCGACGAGGTTGTCGGTGTACCATTTCTCGTTGATGGCATCGCGGAGCCAGTAGACCGGGGTGCCGATGCCGATAGCGAACGTGTTCCAGGTGGCGCCGTCGTAGCCCTGGAAGGTGCCCGCGTTGAAGCGGAAATCGCCAGCAACGGGGGCATAGACACCCGGGCTGTTTCCGACGCGGACATGGTTCGTGGAAACGATGTAGCCCAGCGATGCCAGGTACGGGTTCCCGGAACCATCATCAGCGTTGCCGCGGAAGACCTCGACGCCGTCAGCGACGAACCCGATGTACGCCAACGCGGCCCCGGCGTAGAAGCCGGTGCGGTCGACACCGTCGCGCCTGGACGCGATCGAAATCGCGAGCAGCGCATTGGTGCCGGCCTCAATGGCCTCGAAGCCGAGCTGGGCGTACGTCGGGTTCCCCGGCATCTTACTTCCCTGGGGTCTCGTTGAGGCCGAGCGCTTCAGCCAGCGACATGTAGTGCTTCGTCGGCATCAGGCCGCCGGAACCCACCGCCATGGAGATGCAGAGCTTGCAGACCTCGTAGTCCTTGGCGGAGACGTTCAGCGTGGCGGGCTTCATGGCCCAGTTCTCGACCGCTGTGGTGTGCGCCTCGATGACCTCAGACTTCGGCGGTTCCTTGGGATCCGTGATCAGCAACCGCGGCATGGGATCCGCGCTGTAGACCCCGTCGATGGTTTCCAGGATGGCTCCAGCTCGATACAGCGTGACGGTGTCCTTGGCCCAGCCAGGACGCATCAACGAGCTCTGCAGGAGTTGAACGGCCCCGCGGGTCACGTTCAGGGTAAGTTCGGCCATGTGTCCCCCTTAGGACTGCGTGATGCGGCGAGCACTGGCCGCGTAGCCGAGACCCGCCGCGGTGATCTGAAGCGAGGTGACCGCGACGGCGCGGGTCACCGTGATGATGTGGGTCAGCACCGAGGTTGGGGAATAGATCTGGTAGTCCACTGTGTTGATGCCCGTGGTTGCCGCGAGGACCTCGACACCGAGGTAGGAGCCGGAACCATCCACGATGGAGATCAGCCACTTCGTCAGACCAGCGGTCTGCGCGAAGGTATCGACCACCACGGGTGTCGCATTGATCAGGTTGATGGGCCCAACCAGGGTGTCAGGCGCCAGGATCTTCTTATTGTTGGCTGAATCGACATAGCACCAGTAGTCGGTGCCAGCGATGGTCTCGATCCAATACTGACCAGCCAGAATGCTGGGCGGCGGGACCGCTTGGACCGGGAACCACTTCCGGCCATCGCCGTAGGTCCGCTCCACAATGGTGCCGTTGTTGTTGGCCTGCCAGACGATCCCGGTCGCCAGGATCGTAGATGCGGTCAGGATCTCATCCGCGGGCCCCGCGTTGGTACCGGGGACACCGCGCCGCAGGGCCCCTGCATTACGGATGTTCTGTACGGCGCGCCTGGGCATCGCAGATCTCCAGCCCTACTGGGGCCACGGCCATTCTAGACTGGGGCCTGGGCCCCGCAATGGAGCCCACGCAGAGGCACAGCGGCAAGTCCTGGGTCAGCAAGGGGCCACTCTCGCCCGAAGTGTCCAGCAGCCTGGGAACCCCAGACCCTGTAGGTCTCCAGGGAGCCGTCGTCGCGGAGCCGCAGGGTCTGGAACGCCTTGTTCGCCATGAGCTCCAGGAACCGCTGCCGACGCCACTTCTTCCCGCAGATCTTCCGGGTCTCGGTCTCGGAGAGCTGGCCGCCACTGGCCTCGGCGGCGCGGTACAGCAGGACTTCCAGCTTCCGGAACTCGGTGAATTGCAGGGGCCCCGTGGACCCCGGAGCCGCGTAGACCTGGGCCTCAGGGCACATCAGCTCCAGCATGTGCTTGCGGCGGTGATGGTGATGCTCGGCCTTCGGTACCGGGAGGTAGGACAGCTCGACGCTGGGATGGAACCCCAGCCTGGCGTAGCCCTCACCAGCTCGATCCACAACGACGACGCCGAGGTCGACGTCGGGGTGCATGCAGATCCTGGGGGCCCAGAACAGCGAGATCGCTGAGGCCCCCGTGCAGACCCAGATGGCGTCGTGACCGGTCACCATCTTGGACCGCCTGGCCTGGGCGAGCACGGAGAAGTTCAGTTCGCGCTTCGCCTGGACCCCGATGAGTTCATCACGGCCACGATGGTACGCGGTGAGATCGACTTCGCCGAACTCCGGGTAGATCTCGTAGCCGCGCACGGCGAGGTAGTCGCCGAGGGCAGCCGCGATGTCGACTTCTTTGACCTTCGGCTTCTTCAACGGGATCACCTCGGGGTGACCTCACAGTTACCAGGTTCGGCACCCCGATGGAAGCGGGAGTGTTTCTGCATCCAGTCCGGAAGGCGCCGTACGAACCCCAGGCCGCCATCCTGGACGTAGAAGTCGCCGCGTTGCCTGGCATCGACGATCTCGATCTCGGAGCAGTCCGCGGACGACACCAAGCAGCCCCCTTCGAGGGACAGCTTGGCGAGGAGGAGCTTGATGTCGGTGCTCATGGCTTCTTTCTATCAGGGGTGTCGGTCCAGTGGTACAGGATCCAGTAGGCATCATCGGCGGCTTCACCGAGCCACGACAAGAACAGCAGCAACGCGATAGTCGGTAACAGCAGGATGCGAATCACGATCATGGACGCTCCAGGATGGCTTTGATGTCGGCAAGCTTGGCCCCGGCTTCCGCGGTCAGCTTGTCGGTGTCCAAGGTAATCCAGGTGACCGGATCAGCGGTACGATAGGCTTGGCTGATGTCGACTCGGACGCCGGTGTCACGGACTCCAATAAACAGCTTGGCCCCCTGAGCCAGCATCGGAGCCGCGTACTTCGACATCCAGCGTGCAAAGGAGACCTTCGGGACCACGTCACAGGGCCACTTCAACACGAGATCCTTGGTGCAGGAGTCCTCGTCGTCTGAGCTGTGGAGCTCTGCGACACCAGCCTCACAGGCCTCGTGAATATCGAAGACACGCGTCTTGATATCACTGATGTTGATTTCGACGCGGAACAGCGCGGTAGCGGTCACGGCTGGTCTCTCTGGATGGGTTTCGTCTTGGCGTAGAACTCGGTCTCAGCGATCTCACGGAGCTGCTTGGGCTCGTCCTCGTACACGAAGTAGATCAGGGTCTTGTTCAAGAAAGGAATGTGCGCAACCGAGCGAACCTTAACAGAACGTCCGGGCTCATCGATCAACTCGAAGACACCTGTCTCAACCACGCTACTTCCCGATGAAGTTGATGCGCGACATCTCCTGCCCGGCGCGGACCACGAGGGCCTCGCACTCCGCTGGCGTGAACCCAGGCTTGGTCCCAGAGCCGCTGTACGGCTTCGCGAAGCCCAGGGAGAGCAAGGTCTTCGCCAGCGAGATCGACGGGCCGCTGGGGACCGACACCATGAAGTCGCCGATGATGCGACCACCGTACTTGTCCCACTTCGTGGACAGCACAGCAACGGTGCACTTCTGGGCCCGAGCCATCTCGAACCAGACATGCACGAAGTTCAACACGGCACGACCGGCGTCGCGCTCCGTGCTGGATGTCGTGACCTCGGGGGCATTGGTGCCTTCGAGGCGTACCCGGATGTCCATGCGAACTCCGATGCCGAGGTCGAGGAGGCACTTCACGGTGTCACCGTCGATGACTTCCCAGGTCAGCACGTTGAAGTCGTAGATCACTTCTTGGACTCCGGCTTCTCGAGCTGCTTCCTGACGAGGCGCTTCACGAACTCCTGCTGCACCGCAGCCGTCTTCACGTTTGGCTTCGGGGCCTGGTTGGGTTTCTTGATCATGTCTTCCTCATCAGGATGGGTTCGTGGGTCTTCGGGCACGGCGCGTAGTGCGTCCACATCGTACGCCCGCCGGTCTTCGGCGGCCTCATGAACGGGAAGAACGTCAGGCCGAGGTGGTGACCGCCACACCGGGCGCACTTGTTCAACACGGCGACCTCATGCAGCTTGGGAACCGAGACCGTCAGGGTCCCGGTCCGCTTGGTCTTCCGCTTCACAGGGCCTCCTTGAGCGCCTTGAGCTCGTTCTCGATGTGCTTGCGGCGCGAGGGTGGGACCTCCTCAGCGAGTGCGACCACCAACGCGATCAACTTGGTGACGACGTCACCCTTGGGCTTGGGAAGCTCGACACCAGCCGGCGCAGCGAACACCGGGCCAGTCATGGACTCCTTGACGAGCACCTTGGCGACGCCTTCACCGACGTAGGTCGTCGGATCTGGCTTGGCGACATCGGGGGTCCCACTGAGCTGACGACCGAGGCCCATGGCCTCCGCGTTGGCGCGGGACAGCATCTCGGGGGTCATCTCGGTGGCGATGGCCCCGACCCAGGCATCGGGACCCTTCTTCTTGGGGTCCGTGACGTCATGTGCCAGGGCGCCCATCCGGGCCTTGTCGACCTGCGGTGCAACGGCAGCAGCGATGGCTTCGAAGCCAGGGCGGATCAGCAGGGTCTTGGAGCCATCGAAGCCGACGCCGACATCGAGGAGCCCGATGTCCTTGCGATCACCTGGGCCCATCAGGGTCCACTTCTTCGAGGCCGGATGGTACACCGGCACCGATGAGAACACGGCGCGCATCCCGGAGGCATCGACGGCGTACGAGATCCACTGCTTCCCTGGCAGGAGACCGTCGATCCAGCTCCAGAACGGGTCCACGACTTCGCTCATGTGATTTCCTCATCTTCGATGACGATGACGTCGGTATCGGCCTGACTGGCATGCAGCGCCTTGGCGGCGCGCTCGTACTGGATCTTCGGGATGAACACGGAGGCGTAGAGATCCTTGAACGCTGGGTACGCGGGGTCCCCAGAGAACCGGATCTCGTTCTCCATGTCCGGGTCGATGGTGATCACGATCCCGAAGATCGTGGCCCCGACACCGACACCCTGGGTCTTCAGGTAGCGCTGCGCGAAGAGTCGAGACGCTGGACTCATCTCGCACACCTTGCAGCCGACCTGGGTGCCATCGGCCTTCTTTGATGCCGCGGCCAACTTGGTCAGGGCTTCGCGAATATGAGCCAAAAACTGGGTCGGGCTTACAGGTGACCCGTGCCCTGAGGTGTACACGCAGTTCTGCCTGATCACGACGTCCTCCGCGCCAGGAATATGGAGGTCACCTTCCGTGCCAGCCACGGTGGCTTCCCCGATGTTGCCCTGGCGGAGCGCATCTTCGGAGAGCTCCTTGGTCTGGACAACGCGGATCTGGTGGCGGTTACGTTCTGCGGATTCCCCGATGCGCTCGACCTCGATGACCCCGTCGAAGCTCTCCGTGTAACGCTGGTTCGTGGCCTTGCCGTTCTCATCGAACATCGGCTTGACCCCAGCAGCCCGCATCATCTCGGCGCGGCGCTCTGGCGTAATCGGGGCGCCATCCTGCCCGACGATCATGGGAACGAAGGGCTTGGTACGATCGGCGACGTGGACATCAGGCAACGCGATGTTCTGCCGGAACGCGGCAAGGGCGCGCTCCTTGGCGGCCTGGACAGCGCCGATCTGCACGACGGATGCGATGTCGGCACCCGTGCCGCCCATGATGCCTGGAGTCCCGCGCAACGGATCGCTCATACGGCCTGCAACCGCGCCGAGGTCCGGTGCCGCCAGAACGGCATCTTGGCGAAATGCTTGACGACATCGATCCCGGCACGGTACCCCGTGATCTCGAGTTCGGTGCCGTGCTTGGTGATCACGACGCTGTCGGGTTGACGCCGGAACAACTGGCCGGCAAGGAGGCGATCAAAACATGGGAAAATACAGACCGATTCAACACTGCGGAACGAGTTCGGACGACCCTCGGTATAGGTCTCGTAGACGTCGCGACCCGTATTCATGATGGCATCAGGCCAGATGTCGCGAGCCCTGAGCAGGGCATAAGACATCGCCTCAGGCATCGCGGACGGCTTCAGCTCGACCGTGATGGAATAGTGTTCGCGCGGACACTCAATAGAAATAGACGCGCAGTCTGGTGTCGGGGAGTACTCGGACGGTGAGTCCTGAGAAGTATCCGTTTTGTCCATTGATGTGCTCCATCATGGCCGTGTAGGCCTCTGGGGTGTCATCGATATCGCGGGTGGTCCCCGCAATGGAAACAGGGCGACCGCGACGTGCCTGGACCGGCTGCACGGGGGCATCAGCCGTGGCGCGCGCCGGCAAGGCATCCTTGAGATCCGTCGGCTTCCGGCCCAGGAACTTGGCCCAGTCAATGGCGTCCACGAACTGCTGGAGCCGATCGGGCTGCTGCGCCATGATCGTCATCAGCGTGGTCCTGCAGTTCCCGCAGTTCGCCTTCTTCAAGAAGGCGTCCATGGCCTCGTGGGCTTCGCGGAACGTGTAGAGATCATAGAACTTGGCGAGGAGGTCGTCCTGCGCTGCCGTGAACTGACCACCTGGAGCCGGCTTCAGGATCCCGAGGACATCACGAAGCGAGAGCGCCTTGCCTTCGGCCACAATGGTCTCCTGGGCCACATGTGTAGCGGTTCCTGACCGCGTCGTCAAGAGCCGTTAGCAGGTGAATCGGGCTCCGGCTTCGGAATCGGGCCCCACTTCTTCAGGGGGCACTCGGAGCCCGCGATCTTCAGCTTTACCCCAGAGCACCCGCACTTCTGGCACTTCCCCATCCCGTTGTAGCCCTCACCGCGCCAGAACTCGCAGCCCTCGCAGATCACCTTACGAGCGGCGACTTGCTCCTCGGTGGCCATCCGGAACCCATCCTTGGCCCAGTCGAAGACAGCTCCAGCCAACGTCCTGGCCTTCTTCATCAGACCAGGCTCACCGGGGTCCCGTCGCATCCCGCTCGGCGGCCTGAGCTCCTTGGCGAAGACCTCGGCATCCAGGACAACGGTCTCCACGGTGTACGGTTCCACCAAGCTGAGATAGGCGACCTCGTTCCGCTTGGGATCATACGGAATCACGATGCAGCCCCGATGCCGGGTAAACCTGAACTGGCGCGTCTTGACCTTCTCAGCGATCGTGGGCCACATGAACACGATGAACCGGCACAGCCCGCAACTCGGGGCCGCTGGGATATCGTCGATCCGTTCCGTTGTCTTTACCGACGTGAACGTGAGCAGGCCCGCGAGGTTGTCGAGAAGCGGCTGCATTACGCGATCGAAGCCGATGTAGTCCAGTCGATCGAGTTCGAGTACTGCCTCGTGGCGCAGTAATCCTCGGCATAGAACTCATCGCAGCCACGGTAATACCCGAACATGTTGAGACACGACGACGAATACGTCGCCACGCACTGCGTCTTATAGAAGCCGTCTGGAAGGCAGCCTGAGAACGCTCCGGTGCACTCCCCAGATTCGACACGAAGCCTGAAGAACTGGAACACCCCGGAGCCCGGGAACCCGACGTACTCTAAGTCGTACCAGAACCCGGAGGGGTCGCAGACCACCTTGAAGTTCTGCGCCTGTGCCGGGTTCGTGTACGCATAGGCCGGGCTATCGAAGTCGTAGCACTCCGGGGCCGGCGGATCCGGCGGCCAGGCTTCCTCGTAGACATCGCTGGCTGCCCAGCTGCCTGTGAAAATGCCACCGCCGCTGTAGGTGCCGGTGTACACCGAGGTCTGCTTCCGGAACCAGCCGGCGTCGGACTCGTACCTCGTCGATGTGATCGTCAGCGTCTTCCCGGCGTACTGGGTATCGAAGTTACAGCACCCACAGAGGTCACTGCAGTCCACGAGCTGGTTGTGGGGCCCGCTGATGAGCTCCATGAGCACCGATGACTCCAGGCCCGTCGGGATGCAGGTTCCGCCGGGACCGGGGACCTCAGTGGGCTGGAGCTGGACACACTGCGTTGTGATCAGACCAGGTGTGCCGGTGCAGTTATCGGTCGCGTACTCCGTATACCTGATGCAGTACCACGGCGGGCACACCGCCAAGCAGCCCCCGCTGTCCGTGAATGGGCCGCTGACGTACGCGACGTAGGAACTCGCGTAACCGGGTTCAAACCCCGGAATGCAGGCCGGCAGGGCATCGATGAAACCCTGAGTGAGCTGCTTGCAGGTCAGGTACTCCGGATACGGGCTCCCGATGCAGTCCGGGTTCTCGTAGTTCTTTACGCTGACGCAGTACCACTGGAGGTCATCGCAGCTGCACGCGGGACCATCTGGGCAGATGTTTTCGCAGCATCCCCCGTTGGCGAAGTCACGCCGGAACCGGATCCCCATGGCTTAGATGTTCCCACGGCAGGTAATGCACCACCGCCTGTTGACGCGCTGGACCCGGATCGTGCACGGCATGTCGTTGTCGAGGCCAAGGGTCTCGACATCCGATGGCGTCGCGTTCTCGCCGCTGACCTGGGGGAGCTCGGGTTCACAGTCAAAGCAGGGGCACTTCTCAGCACTGGGCGCCGCGACGCCGCGGTCGACGTACATCGCGCTGAGCAACTTGACGTTCTTGCAGTTCTCTTCCCACTCCACGTCGGCCTGATAGGTGATGCAGAACTCGTCGATACCCTCACAGCAGTCCCTGGGGATCGAGATCCGGCCCGTGGCCTTGACGATTTTGTCCTCACCGGGGTGATTCAGGAACTTGTACTTCACGTCGCACTTCGGGTCCGTGGCCTCGGTGAGCAACGTGATCGCTCCGGCATCCGTGGCGACCTTGAGGACCTCAGCCGTGATGGTGTCCGAGTTCAGGGTGACCTCGACCTCTTCGGAGGCACATGAGGTCACCAGGGTGATGTTGGAGACCCCGACAACCGATGTCACGAACTTGCTGACCGTGGTCAGGATTTCCGTGGGCAGGTTGATGACGACCTCCGAGGTCGCCTGCATCGCGGTGATGTCGACCTTCGCGATGTCGTAGTTGGTGATTGGCTGACCAAAAAGAACCTTGAGATAATTGATCTCTGAAGTACCGGCATCCGTGACGAAATTACGGGTCGTCTGACCAAGCGACGTAATCACGATAACGTTGGTTCCAATAGCCTCGGTAACGACCCCTACAGCGGTAACCCCGGCATCAGCTGTGGAAATTGAGGTAACCACGTTGACGACCTGCTCGTTACCACCTTCGTCGCAGTACGTGATCGCGACGACGCCGTACCCGAGGAGCCATTTGGCCCCGGCTGGGACACTGACGACATCGATGTTGGACCCGTTGACCGCCGTGATGACGTACTTGGCTTCGGTTCCGATGGTCTGAAGCGTGACCCCTGAATCGTAGAGCAGCGACGTCAGACCTGCAAAATTGGACCCAGTCCATACGTCGCTCGCGATGAACTGCATCATATCCGTAATGGTCTGCTGCGACCAGAACGGCAGGGACCATTCCGCGGTCCGAATCGATGTCGGGAACGTCCACGTCGCGTACTGCGCCGAGGTCGGCAGGAAGTCGAACGTCGTGGTATCAAACGACGTCAGCATGGTCAGCGTCGTTGACGTGATCGTCGACGGAATCGTGATCGTTGTCATCGTCACCAGCCAGGTGTCGAAGAAGCTCACGGGGAGCTCTCGCTGGCTCGGCTTGATGATGTCCTCGGCGACGTAGTAATCCTCGAAGTCGGGGCGAACCACGGCCTTGCAGGGGTTCTCCTGGCAGTCCTCCTGGCACGGTGGCAGATACAGGCAGACCTGATTGTCGAAGCCGGGGACGTTGCCCTCCCAGAGCCCGACATCGCTGGGGCTGACGTCGGGACCCGCGGACGCCGCGATGACGACATCCGCGGAGCCGCAGCAGGCCGCGGCACCGGAGAGCCGCGCCGGGAACCCGTTGGCGTACTTGCTCAGGACGTTGCAAGGATCGATGTCGAACAGCTTGTCGATGGGCAAGAGTTCCAACGGCACCGTGGAGCCGAAGACCTCCATGCAGGCCATCCAGACCTTGGCCTCCTTGGTACACGTCGCACAGCCACAGATCTTCAGCTTGAGCAGCACGAAGGGGTGCGTGCACCTAACTGGGAACACCAGGGTGTTGTTGACCGCGAAGGAGGCCTGGTCGCCCTGGAACTCGCCACACTGGGCACCAGCGTTGCAGATGTCGGCGAAGACCAGGGCATCGTTGAGCTCAGCGGCGCCGCCACTGGTGTCGTCGCCGCCACCGCTGTCACCCTCTTTGACCTCGGTGCAGTCGCACGGCAGGTCGTAGTCCTCGAGCTCGGGGAGCTCGCCGCCGGGCTCCGATGCCGTCTTCGGGGCGGGCTCCGGGCAGAACGATGTCGTCGTCCCCGATGTCGTCGGGGTCTCCTCGGTTTCATCGGGCTCCGTGTAGAACCCCAGGGCGCCGGCCCCGATGGACACCGTGACGCGCTGCTTCCCGTTGATCGAGATCGGGTCCTCCATCGCGATGACGAGGAGGCGGCCGGTCAACGCGACGACATCACCACCGCTGATCTTGGACTTATTGAGTAGGACAACCGGCTTGTTGAAGACGACCAGGATCTCCCGCAGCGACATCGGGGAGACACCGGCCCAGACCACCCATGGCCTCTTACCGTCGGCTTCGGCGGCACCGCTGAGGAGCCCATCTGGTGTCGAGAACGTGATCTTGGGGCCCTCGGACACGACCCCGTTCTCATCACACTTCGTTCCGGTGACGCCACCGCTGACGCGTTCGAAGCGAGCCCAGGCGTCACCGTTGGGATCGATGGAATCACCGCGACCAGCACCCCCGGTGTTGGCGAACTGCCAGTCGCCGCCGTCATCGTTGGTGATGTAGCCGTCAGTGAGAGCCACTGGGTCCCCTAGGTGTCCACGACACTAGCTGTGCTGCCCGAGTTGTCGAGACGCTTAGACGTTGCCGAGCGTCGTCTTGATCAGGAGCCAGTAGTACAGCGTGGCGCCTGATCCCCCGCTCTGCTTGAACCAGGTGACCTGGTCAGCACTGATCACCGGGATGTCGAACCAGGTGTCCTTGATGCCGGGGACCTCGTTGACGGCGTTGTCCGCCGACGCGAAGGTGAAGTCGGCGGTCGTGTAGACCCGCAGGGTCAGGGTGCCGACGTAGTCCGCGGGGAACGTCGGGGTCAGCTTGGTCCTGGTCCCCGTCAGCGTCGTGGACCCCGTGAGGTGCCCAGCAGGCAGGGTGTCCGTGAAGGTGTGGTAGCCAGGCATGGGAGTTCCTTACGCGAATCAGGATTCAAGCAGGGTGACGTTGACGGGATACGGGAGTCCCAGGGTGACCTCGATGGACCCAAAGGCTTCCGGGAACATGGCGCGAATCGATGGGATACAGAAGGCACCCTCGATGGTCTCCTGAACGGGCCCCCACACCGTGGAGACCTCAGTGCCGGGGACATCGGCTCCGTTGATGTCCTTGCCGACGACGCCGTTGCCGGGGACCGCCGTGTAGCCCCGAGCCAGGAGCGCGGCGCGCAGCATGGGCTCCAGGGCAACCAGTGCTGCCTCGGCCTCAGGGATCGTGTTGAAGAGGTAAGCCATCATACGAGTGTCGGCGGTGCGGTTTTATAGGGGTGTGTGATGGGCAGCTTGGCCGTAAGCCTGGCGCGCCACGCCAGGCAACCCTCGATCTTCTCGTTCTCGGCGTTCGTCCCGACACCGGAGAGCAGCAGGATCTCATGAACCCGGGCGTTGATGCGCCCCGTTATCGTGCTGCCGTTCTGGATACCGATGCCGAGCGACAGGGAGTCCGTGTTCGACGTGTTCGTGTTGGGCCACCCGGCAACCGCGGTCGTCGGATACACGGTGCCATCGATACGTATGTTGACCTCACCAGAAGCCCCGCCCGTCAAGAACTTGGCGACATCGACACGGATGTGCGTGTTGAGATCCTCAGCCGGACCAGACGGAACCGCGGTCACGAAGGATCCCGCATCCAAGGGGCGGGCACCGACGTTGCGCTGGCCACCATTGGTGCCCGTCGAGTACCGCACCGCGACCGGGGTCGCCCCACTTGCGATGGACACATACCTGGTCTGGCTACCGACGAACGCGTCAGCCTTGTAGGCCATGGCGACGCGGTACCCGGAAACATTCTTGCAGCGAGCCGCTGCGATTGTCTTACCGAGACCGTTGGTGCCGTTGAAGCTGATCGCTGGCCTGGTGCCATCCCAGCCTGTGGCGCTGTAGGTGGGCTGCAGGGCGAGCGTAGCTGCCGTGACGACATCCGATCCGAGGACATCGCGACGGCTTCCCCACTGCGCCACATTCGGGGCCAAGACGATCGTGCTGGTGGCCTCGGCATCGAACCAGCCCTCGACACTCGCTGGGATCGCGAGGTACGGGCTCCACAGGGCGACCAGAGTGTTGGAGACCGCGTTCCCGAACCCAGCTGGATTCGAACCGATGGCGTTGCACCGGATGTCGTGGCCCTCGGCATCGAGCGTCACCAGGATCGTCGTGCTCTGCGAAGACCCGAACGATATCCACTGCGCCAGGAAGGTGTCGTAGTACTCCCAGATATAGTCGATCTGCGTCGGCGAGTTCGCCCAGGTGCCCGGGACAACCGTCAGGGTGTACCCGATGTAGCCGGTTCCCGAGATCGACGGTGGCGTCAGGGCAACTGGCGGCAACGGGGCCGCCGTGGCTCCAACGCTCTGTGTCGTCATGCCGATGAACGTACCGATACCACGCATCACGGCATCCTATCTAGTGGTCCGGAATCAGGAAGGGCTTCAGGTGGGAGGTCATAGCTAAAAAAAAAAAAGCCTTCATGGCAGCCCCGGGGGCTGCTTGTATCCGTA